AACAACAAGCGATCGAGTCAGTGCTGAATGGCAACAACACAATCGCTGCCACGAGGACCAGCAGCGGAAAGTCGCTGATCTTTTCACTACCTGCAATGGATGCAGTGTGCCGTGATTCAGACTCCACGGCGCTGTTCCTCTACCCGCAAAAGGCGTTAGCGAACGACCAGTATTCCAAGCTCGTTTCCGCAATTGAGCAGGTTCCCGAGCTCGCTCAAATGCAAAAAGCAAAACCAAACTTGGTCAGCAGGTACGACGGAAGCACAGCGCAAGAGTCTCGCAAATCGATTCGCGAGCAAGTTCAATTTCTAATCACAAACCCAGACATGTTGCACTTGGGTATTTTGCAACACCATTCAACCCATTGGGCTCGATTCTTTGCAAACCTGAAGTTGATTGCTATCGACGAGTGTCATGAGTATCGAGGTATTTTTGGTACAAACGTGTCTTACATTCTGCGTAGGTTACGACAGATCTGCCAAGCTCACGGATCCAATCCTCGCTTCATTGCAACAAGTGCAACGGTATCCGATCCACAATCGCACCTTCGCGAACTTGTTGGTGACGATTTCGAACTCGTCGCCGCAGACCAAGATGGAAGCAAACAAGGGCGTCGCAAATTCTGGATGGTAGGTGGTAGCGAGCACTACTTCGAGTTTGGACGAAAGCTCGCTATTTCGCTGGTTGAAAAGGGCCTGCGCGTCTTGGCTTTTTGCCCAAGCCGGATAGCTGCTGAGCGCATGCTCGCCAAGATGAGAAAGCCGTCTGGCGAACTCGAAGACTATGTAGCCGTGTATCGATCTGGCCTTAAGAGCACTGAACGAGAGACAATCGAATCACAATTGCGAGATGGCTCCAAAAAGTTGGTTTTCTCGACAAGTGCATTGGAGCTTGGTATCGACATTGGCGGGCTCGACGTCGTGATTTGCATGGGATTGCCAAACTCCATGATGAGTTTGTGGCAACGAGCAGGAAGAGTCGCACGAGCTGGTCGTGAAGGGGCAATTGTTTTGATCCCCGGAGATTCACCTTTGGATGCTTACTACGCCCGTCACCCTCAGGAGTTATTCAATCGCAATAACGAAACACTGGCCCTCAATCTTGCTAACGAACGCGTTGCTTGCCAGCACTATGCCTGTGCAGTTCACGAAACGGCATCTGGCGATTCAACTTTGGAGTGTTCGATCCTAGGCTCGACGATTCAGAAAATCCAAGAGCTTCGAGACGATGGCAAACTATCGCGTCCAGAGTTCTATAGTTCAGATCCACACATGGATGTCAGTATTCGCAACACAGGTGAGTCGAACTACCAGCTTGTTTGCGACAACGAAACCGTTGGAGAAATTGGCAGCTTTCATTTGCTTCGTGAAGCACCTCGAGGATCCCTTTATCGACACAACGGAATGATCTATCGTGTGATGGATGTCATTCGAGGCAGGAAGATTGTGAGGCTTCGCCCCGAACGGACTCGAAACGAAACTGTTTCCCTTGTTCGGAAGAAGATCCGCCAGAAATACCCACTCTCTGTTCGAGAGTATTCTCAAGCGACACTTTCCGTTGCTCGGATCGATGTCAACGAATTCCTACAATCCGTTTCGGAAAAAGATGCGTCCGGGAAAACGATTCGAGTCACACCAGGTACTGGAATGCCATCGCATTATCTACCCACCGAAGGAGTCGCTCTAGCATTGCGTTCCGGATTGGTTGCCTCGCTTCAAGCTCAAATGACGACTCGAATTGAAGTGGTGTTAGGCTCGATTGAGCGGTTGATGGCCAACCTTTTTCCAATCGTTGCCGGGCCTTGTGATAGTCAAGATTTCTCGTCTGGAATTGAGAAATCGAATTCCGGCGATCTTGTGTTGTACCTATACGACAATGTGTACGACGGTGTGAATCTCACCTCGATCGCTTTCGACAACATCAAATCATTGCTCGAAAAAGTGGAGGATCGCATTCGCTCCTGCGATTGCGGGGTGGAATGCGGATGCGTTCGATGCATCGCAGATCCAATGCGAGAAGCGCCGAGTAGCAAGCAAGATACGTTGCTCGTAGTCAATCGCTTGATTGCCATGCTTGATAGCGAGAATCCAACAACGAAGCACTTCCCAAGGCCGGACGCGGGAATCGAATCTATGTCGACTGAAGTCGAGTGCCCGAAGTGCCAAACACTCGTGTCGGCATCCGCAAAGTTCTGTTCAAACTGTGGCAATCGAATTGAGGAGCCAAACCATGTTGCTGTGTGAAGTGAAGAGTCCTGTCAGAGCCCAATCTATGTTTTCAGTCGATCGAATCTCGCGTCAAGGAGATAAATTTCTTGGCCGTCTCCGTATGGATGCAGATACCCTTCGTTCGCTACGCGAAGACAACGTTGGCTTGTTGTTCGAAAAATTCCTTCGATTGGAAACGATGCTCGGTCGCATAGTGCCGCTAGCAGACAAGGCTGACCTAGGTCGTATTGCGGTTGTCTATTCCAGCAAGGATGCAGGAGCGTACATCTATGACATGCTGTGTGATGCAGGCAAATGTGATCGGTCCAATCTACCTCCAGTGACTTGGCAAGTCGGCTGTCTCATTTTCACATCAGTCGAGGCGTTACCAAAGCTTGCCCAGGAGAACTCCAATGTTAATGAAATGGAATCCATTTCGATGGTTGTGTTGCTCGACCCAACTTGCATGGTCCATCACGCCCGGACCATGCGGTTGGGCAACGGGCGCACGCACGACCGCCCACAGATCATCGTCAACGCATTATGCGATTTGGCCACGGATGGATTGCAACCGCTGTTCGTGAACATGACATGTAAGGCGGCAATCTCGCTGAACAGCGAGAAATTGGCTCGAGTTTACTGCCGCGAAACTTGGTGGTTCTGCGATGGACCATCGATTTCTATACCCAAATTCTGATCGAACCAATTTACAAGCTTCCCTAGCAATGTTGTACTCGCGGTGAATACCTAGCATCCATTACAATCCAACCCCAAGCAGCCCACTTATTGGGTTGCAGCATGAGGAATGAAAAATGATAACGGCAATCGAAATCGAAAACTTCAAGGGAATTGGTGAAACACAACGAATTGAGTTTGCACCGCTGACGTTGATATTTGGGGCGAATAGCTCTGGGAAAAGTACAATAATTCACGCTCTCCATTATTTGCGTGAGATTCTGGAAACGGGAAATGGCGATGTCGACGAAGTACGTGCGACAAACGGGGAGCTCCGCCTTGGCGGATTTGCAAACCTCGTTCATGGTCACGACGACGAAAGCCGCAAGATCCGAATACGTGCGGATTTTCGGGTTATAGATAATGATATTCTCCCAGCGAGTATAGCAGAATTGAAACGATTGACAGGGATCGACATCAACGGCCCGCTTATTCAGGGAGTGAAGTCGATAGGAATCGAAATAGTCGTGGGTACACATTTCCGTCCTGTCGACGGAATTAGTCATCCGCTTGTGGAGAAAGTTTTTCTGTACATCAACGGCGTTTCGCTTGTCGGAAGTCAAGCCACCGGATGTTCCTGGAGTGGTGATGATGAGGGAACTGTTGCAAATTTGTGCAGCATCAATCTCGAACACCCCGCCTTCGCACGTATAGCCGATAAGTCAGTCGCAAGTCTCATTGCGGAAAAGTGTGGATATGACAAGCAACGATTTGAGATCGACCCAGAAGAAGAGAGCTACGGGAACGGAGTCGTTTTAGATTCACTCGGCGCAATCTTGACACCCAGATCGATGATAACGATGTGTTCTCTCGATGACGACGACACAACTACAATCGATGATATTCAGGATTATTACCGTTCTGTATTGTTTAGTCGCTTCAGTCAATTCTTCGTCCAAGTGATTGTCGATTCGACCAAACATACGATTCGATTGCTGTCATCCTTAGGCCATTTGGGACCTATCCGTGAAATTCCTGAACGGTCCCGTCGATTCTCGTTTAAGACAAATAGCCTTTCATGGTTTCGCGGACAAGCTGCATGGCAATGCATCTTGGAAGAAAATCCAAAAGTGGGGCTAATGGTGCACAAAGGCGATATGCGTTGGAGGAGCTGGGAATTGGATCTCCGAGATCTACTCTCAGCCCCATATGTCGTCCAGCGTATCGGCATTTGGACGACGTGCGAGAATTGGTGGACTGGCGGCGATCCAAAGGGGGCTGTACAGCGAAATCTCGAAATCGTGCTTCGTGATACGCGGACCGACACGTTAGTATCGTTAGAAGACGTGGGGGTCGGTATTTCGCAAGTCATTCCGGTAATTGTCGCTGCTCAGGAGCAATCCTTACCAATTTTGTTTGTTGAACAACCTGAATTGCACCTTCACCCGACACAGCAAGCAACGCTGGGAGATCTTTTCGCTAGCCAAACGGGTAGGCTCTCTAGATGGTTCGAGCCTCGAGTGGGCGTACATTCTGAAGAGAGAACCATAGTTATAGAAACACACAGTGAACTCTTGCTACTTCGCATGTTACGTCGAATTCGAGAAACGAATGCCTCGAAGATTCCTGGCGATTCTAGTGCGCCTCGCCTAAATTCTCAGGACTTGAGAATTTACGCTGTAGAAAGCGATGACGAAGGAACCAAGTTTAGATGCTTACCCATTTCTAATTCAGGCGACCTAATCGGAGGATGGCCAGAAGGCTTTTTTGACGAACGTATGGACGAGGTTCTTTAGGATGTTACTAGAATACTCTCTTGACCCCGAGATTTTTGAATCGGTTGAACAGTTTCAACGAATCATCGAAGCATGCGGAATCTCCGAAGGGAGGTATATTGCCAATCTGCCATCACGGCGTTGGGAAGAAGTGGTTTTCAAATGGCTTCGTGCCAAAGATCCAAACAGAGCGCGACGTGCTGTAGAACTACTTACTCAGTGCAAAAGACGCCACGGGTTGATTCCTTCTCGCGTAAGTAAATGCCCAGAATGGATTGAGGCTACCCTTGAGCAGCATAAGTCTCAACCATTTAAGGCAGTAATAACCGAGAAAGAGATTTTTCCAGCTCGAATATCGCTCAATGATCTGTCTGTAGACACCGATCCTTGGAAGTCCAAAAGGGGCGACCGAATTCCAATTGATGCAGTGTCAATCGGAAACATAGCTGCTCCTCTATTGAGAATAAGCAAGGAGATCGTTTTGCTAGATCCGTATTTTGATCCGAAAAAAGCTCGCTATCACGAATCACTCGCTCAACTTGTCAAGCATTCAATCCATGATGGAAAGAAACCGGAGCGATTCGAGTGTCATTGCAAAATTAACTTAAATCAGGTTAAACAGTCCCCTGCGGACACCGCAGATGCGTGGTCGCATCGTTTCGACAAGGATTGCCGAACGAGACTGCCAGAACAACTACCAAGTGGGTTTCAAATGAAAATCGTTCTCTGGGATGAAATACCCGGGAAGGAAATCATGCATGCACGTTACGTTATGACAGAACTAGCGGCATTGAATTTCGAGCACGGTCTCGACGACTCCGAGCGAGATGCAACAACTGATGTTTCATGGCTTTCTCCTGAAGTTCACCAATCGAGATGGGCTGATCTTCAATTGAATTCGACTCGTTACAGGCGAATCCGATCGATCGAAATTGTTGGCAAAGGAGCAGCGTAGTAACGCAATTTGTGAACGTCATACCAAGCAGGTGTTAGATAGGTATCCGTCACCTAACCGATTGGCGTTCTCAAATAAGTAACCTCAAACTTCTTGCAAAGACGTTGGCTCTGGAGTCTGGCTGCCAGTGAAAACGCATCTTTGCTGTCGAACGGCTGGAAAACGTCGAGGCCGCGATCGAGTAGAATTTTCCAGCCATGGTCCGTCACAATATGCCTGGCGTGTATCGTGCTGTCGTACTCCCAGGTGAACTTGATACCGACGCGTATGCAGTTCCTTTGCATTTGAGTGAAAAAATCTTCTTGTTGATCGACCCGGAACTCGTCTTGGCATGTAATCAGATGCACTTCCATGTCGCCCGCCTCGTCCATCGACTTAAATACGGTCTCCAGGAAGTCCATCAGGTTCTTGGCTTGGTGGAAGTTCCGTATGTAGGCATCCGTTACTACGATCTTCGAAGAACCTCGCAAGTAAGGACCAAACAAGTCGTCGAAGCTAACGCCCTTCTGATTTTCTTTAATCTCCACATGACCTTCTTTTAGATTTTCGATTGGCGATTTTGGATTTTCGATTGTGGTAGCAACGGAAAGTTCAGTGGCTCCCTCTTGTGGACCAGCATCCTCCGTATTGGCGTGCTTGTGATAGATCTTAGGATACTGTTCCTCCTCAAGCGTCTGAACCAGATACTCTTGTCCACCACGAGATGTAAACGCGAATCGCACCGCGGCATACGTTTGATCAATGCGCATCAATTGATCTTTCACCCGTTTCCGGCCCTCGATCGCAAAACGAAGAACTTCTTCAATTTCCTCAACCGTTGCCTGTTTATGCGGATAGAGAATCTTCATCAGCCCTGAAAAAGTCTTGTGGATCGCATCCCGATCTCGCGTCGAAATGTCTTCTGACAAACTGAAGTGATCCGCGTAGAGATGCGAGTAATCGAAGTTTCGCTGGCTCCGCAGAACTTCTGCCAGATAATCGACAACGAAACCGAATCCAGAGGTGAACATCTCGCCGCGAATGATGTCGACTTCCCACCCTGGTATGTAAAAGTGGATTCGGTCTAAAAATGCGGAATCGTGATAATTGGGCGGTAGTTCGTCGAATAAATCGCTGTGACGCAACATGTGGGCCACCGTGTGCTGTGTGTTGCCTACGAAGGCCATCGACGCCTCTGCACCGAGCGTCTCGATACCACGCGAGAATGACTTGTTGGCCATGTAGTTCTTCATGATATCCACAAGTGCCTTGTCAACGCGTTTGCTCTTTCCAGCGAACTCGTCAAAGGCGACGCAGTCCCAGTAACCAACAAGCCCGATTTTGTAGGGCGCTCGGTTCTCCACGAACAGTTTTGGAACCGTTACCTCCCCGCCTGAAATCAACATCCCGTGCGGTGAGAATTCAGAGTAAACGTGCGACTTACCTGTCCCCTTCGGGCCAAGCTCAATGATATTGTAGTTTCGCTCACAGAATGGGATCAGTCGAACCAGTTGCAGTAGTTTACTTCTACGGCCAAAACACTCTGGATTGAAGCCTATGCTTTGAATGAGCGTGTCAATCCAGTCGTCTGTGCTGAATTGAGCTCTGCTGGCAACGTAGCTGTCCAAGTCGAAATGCGACAACTGAATGGGCTTGAGCGATTCGAGAATCCATGGAACCGTCTTCTGCTCTTCGTCGTGTTGATAATCCAAGTCCGCTATACACCAAACACCACCCACTAAGAGCTTTTGGTGTTTCTTGATCGTACTGGCAGGTACAGCGACCTTGTTAATCCCCAGGTTGGCGAACGTTGCTTGGTACACGTCTTCCTTGTCGTTGAGATCAACACTCACGCGATCGATGATCTTGCGGAGCTTCTTCTCCCGGATCTGAGATCGAACAAGCCCAGCCTCGCTCCGGTGCACATAGTGCTTCGCTAGGATATCCTTGACCGTCTCGATGCCAGTCTGAATGGAACCCTCATCAGCCGTCGCGCAGTATTGGCCCAGCAAATACTCCAGAACATAGGACGGGACGATCGCATTGCCTTTCACCGTCTTTACCAGATCTTTGCGAACGACCAGCCCGCCAAAATGCTCGTTGATTTTGATGTCGAGTGGAGTCATTGTGTTTCCCTTGTTCCTTCTTCTAGCTTTGCTTTCTGATCCGATTCACCAATCTACCCGGATTACAATTTCGAACTAAGCCCAGAAATTCTTGACGGCTTAGAGCGGGGGATCAATCAAAATCACTAGTGAAAGAACGTCTTAAAGTAAACGGCACTGTCTTGTATTCCTGGTAATGGGTCGTACCAGCAACCACTTCCTCCAACTTGAGGACAACTTGTTGCTGGTTATAAGCGTCAGCAATCTTGGAGAGCACCAGACGCAGCTTGAGTTCTCGTTCACGTGGGTTCTCACTCAACAAGTCGAAGCTGATCTCGTGACTATCTGAAATGAGTTCCCCGTCGCCAGCATATAATCCGATCCGCAGCTTTCTCGCTTGGACCTTTTCAGTTATCGGAGCCGTTTGGTAGAAGACGAGCGCCAACTGCCCTGTTGAGATCACGCTGGTTGTCGGCGGCAACAGATCTACATCGACAGCGCTTACATCTGCTGCTCGCCGTTTTCGAATCTGGATGACCGGAATCACGATTTCTTGCAATGTGCTTCCGCCGTGCATAAATCGAACACTCGCTCCGCTCTTACGCATTCGGTTGATGGACTTAGGGACGGCAACTTCCAAGTCTCCTTTGAGCCCGAGTTCCGCTGAAGTATAGAGCTTCGCACCACCACTGATCTTGAGTTGGCTTCCAACCACAAACCGTCGATCTGACGCCGTCTCATTACCGGTGATCTCCGCAGAGCTGAAATCGCTCTCTTCCACTTCGTCCTGGTAAATAAAGCCGTGATCTGCCGTGATCACCACGTTGGTCGCATTTGCGCTGGTCAACTTGCGAACTAGCTTGACGATCTCTTCCATCGCTTCTTCGGTCGCCTCGAACGCCTTGCGTTCGGTGTCGCGAGTGTGCCCCCGTTTGTCAATGATGTTTTGATACACGTAGATCACATCGTGATCTCGAACCAGTTCGCGGACTTCTTCCTTGGTCTTAGCAATCAGCTCGTCCGCCTTGACTGCAAGCGCGCTATTCTTAGTTGCCGATTTCAAGATCTTTTCTCGATTCGCCGTACCGGAGGACGATTGTCCGTTCAGATTGACGGTAGGCGTCTTGTCGGCGTTGATCTGTAATTCAGAATGCGGAAGGAGAGCTGCCATCCCCAACTGCGTGTAACTCGGCAAGACCGATATCATGTGCTCGATCTTGGCTTCGAATTTGTCCTCGGCCCGGATGAGTCGACAGAGCTCCTCGCCGATCTCGAATCGCAGCGCATCCGAGATGATCACATAGATCTTGTTGTTCTTATCCAGCACACGCCCAACGTAGCTCTTGTAGAAGTCCGTTTGATGTCGTTGGCCTGGCAAAGACCAACGCTCGAGCTTATCCACCAGCTCCTGCCATCGGTCACCGAGTGGAAGAAGGAACGAATTGGTGTACATCTTGCAAACCTGTTGGTTCAATGGGCCAAAGAAAGTCGCTTGGCCAGCACGCACGCTGTGGTAGATGAACTTGCGATACACCTGATCGATCTTGTACAGCGAACCAACGTACGCTGCGACGCCTTGCTCGATCGAAGCCAGGTCGAGCGACAGGGTGTTGAGCATATGCAGTAACTCAGCGGCATAGCCAACGGCTTCGTACAGATCGGCGTATTCACGATACCAATGCCCTCGGCGACGCGAGCGGATGACCTGCGTGCATTCGCCGGCGGAGATCGTGCGTCCCAGGACTTTGCTTGCTAGTTCACTCAGCACGCGTTGATCGATTAGACGGAAGTAGTCCACCTCAGCGAGTTGCTTTAGTTCGCGACGTTCGAGATCGTTGTGGATGCCCAGAACTTCGGAGAACCGGTCCGATAGGGTTTCAAAAGTTTTTTCGTGGGTGCGTGAGTCCTTCCAGCGTTTCAGGAATACTAACGCCTCGTTCCCAAGCTTGCCCGTTCCGCCTAATTCCATCTGATAGCAGGACTTGAATAGCTCGATCGCGAAATCCTTGACCGATGGGGCATTGCTCTCGTATTGATAGGCCTTCTTAACTTGCTCCCACAGAAACGGATCGAGACCACATTTGTTGATTAAATCGTATCGCTTGGCGGTCGAATCGGTCGCTAGCTCTTCTAGCAGGTTCTCCAGAACGCTATCGATTCTAGAATCGCTGTCCGCGCAAACACTGAGCATTTTGATGCAAATCTGCGTCGTCGTATCGGTCTTGGTAACTTGATCTTTCAGTTGATCGCGCCGTTTGGCACTGTTAAAGAAGAACTCATGGCAATTTACGATCGGACGAAACTCGTATGGCAACTCGAGCTCAGTTAACCACAGAGATGCTTTGTCGGTTCGGAAGTCGGAATGAGCAAGCTGGACATCGAGCAGCCAGTTATCGCGATCTTCCGGCTGAGGACCGGATTTGAAAACCAAGAACTTCTGTGCTGCTTGCTCGCGCAGCAGGCGATATTTGAGCCCAAACTCATTGTTTGCGATTTCGACCTTCTCTACTCCTGGAAGGCTAATCGCGTCGAAGTCTCCGCGCAGGGATTCTTCCTGGTCGTACCAAAAGACTATGCGATGCTTTTTGAAGAGACGTTCCAAGGCATTTTGGATTTTCGATTTTGGATTTTCGACTGAGGACATGCGGTTTTGGATTTTGGATTGGGGGAGCGTTAGATCGAATAGTGAATCGGTATACTGATTTGAGCCAGGTCGGACTGGTGGATTTTATTGGACGCGGCTCGCAACGCACTGGGTGGAATCGAACGCCCCGTGCACTGGAGCATGGCGTCAACTTCTATCTCAAAGTAGTGTCCTTCCTTTTCCCAGCTAAGGATGACATGACCTTCGTCTGTTGCAAAAAAAGAATCCGGCGGTCGCTGGTTGTTTGTTTGAAGATTGAGCAAAACCGCTTCCGCTAGCCCCGTTACTTCGAGCCCCGGTGGATTTGCACCCTCATCGTTCCAATCGAATTCGTAAGCACGAATCTCCTGGAGTCGCTCATAGCATCGACGCCATCGCTCACCATCAGCCGTTTCAGTGTCTGCAACTTCATCCATTTTTTCAATCCAAAATCGAAAATCGAGAATCCAAAATCACTCTTCTTCCTTTGCATCTAGGCCGGGGATCTTGCGGAGGACGGAGCCGAAGAGGAGGTAGTTGTGTTTGACTCCGTCGTCGAGGTCGATGTCGATTTTACGAGCGGCGACTTCGAAGAGTGTCTTCTCGTAGTCTTCTAGTTCCTTGAGTTGCTTCTTGATGGCGGCAACATCTTTGATGGCTTGCGTCTTCTCGGACTTGGAGGCGCTCGCGCTGTCGGCCAGCATCTGTTGATGATCGGCGTGATGCGTCAGTTTGTCACGAAAGTCCCGAAGGTAATGCAGGACAGTGCCGACCGTGTCGGGGCGGTAACGGTGCATGTAGATCAGGGCGTTGAAGGTGCCTTTGGGGCTGCTGAAGAGCCAGTAGATAGGCCGCTTTTTGTAAAGTTTGATGTGGTGGTTGTAGAAGTCTTTGAGGAAGTACTCGCGGATGGTCTTGCGTTTTTTCGCTGTCAGGTTGTCGGGATAGAGGGCATCTTCCAGAAACTTGAGATTCTCTTCGTAGTGCTCGGTACCGAAGGTGACTTTGAGAAACACTTTGAAGCGTTCGGTGATGTCGTCCTCGAACCAGTCGCCATCGAGCAATGGAATAACGTTGTCTTCATCGGGTGCGAAGGACGGCTCGGGGATCTGCTGGCGATAGTCGTCGGCAGTTTCGCCCTGATTGGCAAGGATCAGTCCCGGTTTGTCAAGCGAGTAGCGACCCAACATGCAGCCCACCGCGTAGCTGATGAACTCACGCATCGTGTCCGCAAGAAGAAGGGCTTCCAGTTCCGACTCGCTTTTGTCAGAGTCATAGCGATAGGCAGGGTTACAGTGCAAAGAAAGATCCGACAGCGGGACATTGCAATCCAGTTCGCCTTCTAAATCATAGCCTCGAACGAAGAATAAGTTGTTATCCTCTTCAAGCTCCTTTAGTCTAAATACGCACTCGATCTGAGATTCTCGCAACGCTGAGTATGTTACTCCAATTCTTTCCATTGGTTTTTCAACTAGAGGATTCTTGTAAAAACTCCAAGCAGTTTCATATGAATTCCAGTCTGACGCTGAAATCTCCAACATCTCGTTGACGACGGGTTCAATTTCTTCGTGATTCTCAAGAAGTTGGAACGGAATTCGCCGAAGCGGCCCTTCGTGATAGTCAAGAGTAGGTGATGTTGCAGCTAACAGTGCCTGCGTAACGCATGAATTCAAGCTTCCAAGAAGATATTGCTTTGTTACCTGCCCGCGAGAAAAACATACGGATCCCTTGGTCTCAAAAATTGAGTGGTTTACCGACCTAAACGAAATCGGCCCCGATGTAATAGTTGACCAAGTTGCGCCCGCGTGAAAATAGAAGTCGCGTGACGGCAGATGATTACCGGAATTCAGCAGAAGTTCGTAATTTTCATCGTCAAAAGCGATTACAAAATAACGATTGCCAAACCACCTACGAAACCCACCTCCTTTGCTAACAGGATACCATTTCTCTTTTCGTTCACGCGCCTCTTCCAAAGACGCACACTGATCCGTAAATGTGCCAAAAGAGATTTCGTGCCACAGGCGGAGAAAACGGTCATTGTCGCCGGTGGCAAGACCTTGCCGTGGGTTTGCATAAACATCCAATGTGGGGAGTGAGTAGATTTTCAATAATCTCTCGGACAACCAATACGCAATTGGTGATCCGGGAATTAACTCCAGGTTACGTTGGCGTGTTCTAAAACGATATTCACAATCAGGATTGCGAATCGCTTCTAATGTCTTTGGGCCTTGTGTCTCATGTCCACGAAATTCAGAAAGGCGAATGTATTGCCCTTGAAGGTCGTGACGATTCGGCTTTTCCATCGTAAACGCACAGACAGGGACGCACGCAGGTTCAAATGCGTTGTACTCAAGCTGCACTAGTCCGGTAAGTGACGCTTGCCTCAAAAGCGACTCTCTGAGCTTCTCAAAACTTGAAAGGAACATCCACACGTAGGGAGTAACCATCGCCACTTCGCACAAAGATAGCTCCAAGTTGCGAAGCATAAATGCACCAAATGTATCGGACTTGGATTCCTTTAGATTTCCTTCAATGAAAGCTTTCAGTGTTTTGTTCATTCCCTTCCCACCCATGTACGGCGGGTTTGCGACGACGACGTGATACTTGGGACTCAGGAAATCGGCCTGCCGCAGCGCCTTGAGCACTTTCTGGTGAACGCCCGCAAGGAACAGGTCTTCGCCCAACTGACGCTCGCGAAGTAACTCCAGCACTTCGCTCACATCCGTGACCAATGGCCGGATCAGCGAACCGAAGTTGTCCGCTTCCTCCCACTGATTCACGACGCCCTGCAAGCCGTCGCTGAACAGGTTGCGACCGACCTTGTCCATGTAAGCCGACAGGTCTTCGGGGTCGATGGATATGTTTTCCAGAACGCAGACGTTTGGATTTTGGATTGCTGTTGAGGAGTCTTCTTCGAGCGGCTTGCGTGAGAAGAAGCGGCGATCCTTTTCACGGGCTTTCATGACGAGGGCAAAGGCGGCTAAAGCGCCCGCGCGTTGATCGATCTCGACTCCGTAGAGATTGTGTTTGAGAATCAGTCGCGGGATGTCGGTCGCCTGGTAGCCTTGCTCTTCGTAGATCGCGTACAGTAGGTCAAATGCATACGTCAGCATGTGTCCGCTGCCGCAAGCTGGATCGCAGACCTTTATTTCTTCAGGGCTCGCTATCCGCAGGAAGTCAGTCTCTGGCTCTTCGGGTCGAATGTAGTAGTCCATCTGCTCGACCAGTCGCGAGTCGGGACGGTTCAGCATCCATAACCGGCCCAGCGAGTTCTCGACGAGGTAACGCACGATCCAGTGCGGCGTGAACAACTGCGTGGCTGCCGGGATGTTCTCCGGCGTGATCTTCTTGCCCTTCTTCAAGGCCGCAAAGACGTCGTCCTTCTTCTCCGAGATGTAGAACTGATACAGCCAGCCGATGACTTCAACATCGGCACAATTCTCAACAGTCAACGCCTTGCGAGTCTCGGCCAGAACAGAGCTGTCCGATAACAGATCTTCGGGTAACAAGAGTTCGGTGTAGTCAGCGATCTTTTCAAAAATGAACGGCATCAGCTTGTGGTAGCTGTTGCATACCGCAATCAGCAGTTGCTGATACACTTCGCCTTGAGCATCCTGACTCGGTCGTGTCCCGTCGAGGAAGCCGATGATTTTCGCACGGTCGACCTTCAATTCTTCGTCGATGACACCTTGCTTGGCTTCTGTCAATATCTCGGGCTGCGTAAAGCCCTCGGCAGGCGATATCGAACCGATCGTTGTGTATTGATTCACGTCCATGAATCGAAGGGCACAGAATCGATTGAACCAGGTGTAGGCCACCATTTCGATGACTCGTTCTTTTCCCAGCTCTTTGATCTTCTTCTCAAGCTCGTCAACCGCCGCCGCTTTCTCACGTCGCGCCAGACTTTGGTCGGCAAGTACCGACTTTAAACGAGTACCTACTTGTTCGATCAGAACCGACCGAGCAAAGGACGCGAACTTTTTGAGTTTACTTGTTTCCATCAAGTGGCCTGAATATTCTATCTGCGTGGTTGCTTAGAGTTTTCAATCTTCTTTTGCGTTCAGGCCGGGGATCTTGCTGAGGACAGAGCCGAAGAGCGGGTAGTTGTGTTTGACACCGTTGTCGAGGTCGATGTCGATGTTGCGCATTCGGCTCGCGACTCCAAAGAGGCTCTTCTCATACTCTTCGAGTTCCTTGAGTTGCTTCTTAATGGCAGCGACATCCTTCACAGCTTTAGTCTTCTCTGCCTTCGATTCACTCGCACTGTCGGCAATTCCTTGGCGCTGCTCAGAGTAGTGAGCAAGTTTTTCGCGAAAATCTCGCAAACATTCGAGGACCTTACCGACCGTTTCGGGGCGGTAGCGGTGCATGTAGACCATAGCATTGAACGTCCCCTTGGGACTGCTGAAGAGCCAGTAGATCGGCCGCCTCTTGTACATCTTGAGGTGATGATCATAGAAATCCTTTAAGAAGTAGTCGCGGATCGTCTTGCGCCTCTTTGCGGAAGGATTGTCTGGATAGAGCGCATTCTCCAGGAACTCTAAGTTCTCATTGTAATATTCGGTGCCAAAGGTGACCTTTAAGAAATCCTTAAACCGCTGACTGATGTCATCCAAAAACCACTCGCCCTCAAGAATGGGAATAACATTGTCTTCGTCAGGTGGAAACGTTGGTTCGATGATTTGGTCGCGATAATCAGCAATAGATTCGCCCTGATTAGCAAGAATCAGTCCTGGCTTATCAAGCGAGTAGCGGCCGAACATGCAGCCAACCGCGTAGCTGATAAATTCTCGCATCGTGTCCGCAAGAAAGAGAGCTTCAAGTTCCGACTCCACTTTGTCAGATCCATAGCGACTTGCGGAATTGCACCAAAGAGAAACAGCATCCGTTGCAACATCTGGAGACATGTTTTCGGACAAACGATAAATGGCAATAAATGTTGAGTTATTCGCCTCCTCAAGCTCCTTCATTCGGCAAACACGTTCTTCGCAAGCAACGAAGTACTGCCGCCAAGTCGATTTGAGAAGACCATCGCGAATTGAAAGCAGTTCAAGATTTTTGAAATCGCGGGAAGTCTCCATTGAATCCCAATCGTGACGAGCGAGCTGAACAAGTTCGAGAACGCGTTCGTTAACTTCATTGGCACCATGGGCCTCATCGATACCAAATGGCAACGAAGAAATATGCCCGCTTTGAAAGTCCAACGTCGGAGAAAACACTTTCAGAAATTCGGTGGCTACTTTGCTATTCAAGAATCCTAGAATTCTGTCTTGATGCGACATTGCTGCGAAAATGCATGGCCCAGTAGATTCAAAAATGCTTCCTTCATCAAAGGCACGAAATGCTGGTGCAGCAATCGAAACACGAGTCCAGGTTAAACCTGGCTTGAGGTAGTAGTCTGCGTTACGGAGATTTGCCTTTGGAAATGCCCTCAATTTCGCTCCGTCATTTTCCCAATCAATCACAAAGTCGTTGTTGCCATACCAACGGCGAAACGGCCCTCCCTTCTGACATGGAAGCCACTTGCTTGTATTTTTGTTCACCTCGTGCCACATGCGAATGAATCGCTCGTTGTCGCCAGTGTCAAGTCCCTTTCCAATCTTAGCGAGGTCACCCAATACCGGCATCTCGTCAAATGCTCGACGAGCTTCCTCACTGAGCCAATAAGCGAACGGTAATCCGGGTAAAGGCAAGAACCCATGACTACTCACACTGAATGTATTTGTGTTGTCTCTATGCAGAAATCGACGTTCAATCTCATCCGGTGTAGAAACGCTGCCTTGCTTATCAAAAAGTTTGACGTAACAAGCGATTGCGGTATCGTTATGCGATTTGCCAATCACGAAGGCACAGCTGCCGAAATCAGAACCCCACATTCCTCGGCCATTATGTATCAACGAAGTCATATGCCAATTGTTCAACACATGCGAGCGTAAGTCAGCGAAGGAACTTAGGAACATCCAGTTTGGAATTGTTATCATTCCGAAAAAGCCACTAGTTTTTGTGAGCTCGCCTACTCTAATTAAGAATGCACCGTACAAATCGGATTGACCAATTGTGAAATCGCGTCTTACAAACTCTTTCATCGCAGGGTTCATACCTCCCGCTCCCATATATGGCGGATTTGCGACGACGACATGATATTTGGGGCTCAGGTAATCACATTGTTTCAGTGCCTTGAGTACTTGCTGATGAGCATTTGCAAGAAACAGATCTTGTTCTACTCGACGCACGCGAAGTAGATCCAAAACTTCGCGAACGTCTGTCACTTGTGGGCGGATCAACGAACCAAAGTTGTCTGCTTCCTCCCATTGATTCACTGCGACTTGGAGGCCTCCAGTAAAAAGGTCTCGCCCGACTTTGTCCATGTAGACAGACAGGTCTTCGGAATCGATGTTGATGTTCTCTAGCACACAGATATTGGGATTCTGAATCCTGGATTTTGAATTTTCGATCGAAAAGGAATCTTCCCCGGATGCGTCGGGTTGAGGTTTGCGCGTAAAGAATCGTTTGTCTTTCTCGCGTGCCTTCATGGTGAGCGCAAAGGCAGCCAATGCCCCAGCGCGGGGGTCAATCTCGATGCCATAGAGATTATTCTTCAGAATAAGAGAGGGGATCTCGGGCTCGGGATACTGTTCTTCTCGATAGATCTCGTATAGCAGATCGAAAGTATAAGTAAGCATGTGGCCGCTGCCACAAGCAGGATCGCAAACCTTGATCTCAAGTGGGCTTGTGATTCTCAAGAAATCTGTCTCGGCGGCATAAGGCTTGATGTAGTAGTCCATCCGCTCGACGAGCTTCGAATCGGGATGGTTGAGCATCCACAATCGACCGAGCGAGTTCTCCACCAGATAGCGAACGATCCAGTGAGGAGTGAACAACTGAGTTGCGGCAGGAATATTCTCCGGTGTGATCTTCGCTCCCTTCTTGAGCCCGTCAAACACCTCGTCTTTTTTGTCCGCGACGTAGAATTGGTATAACCAACCAATCACCTCCACCGATTCTTTAAAGTCTTCTATATACTGCGGTAGAGAATTGATCGGAAGCAATGCTTCCCGTGTATAAGCGGGAAGCGATGTTCCTGAAAGCAAATCGTCCGGCAACAATAATTCCGTATAGTCAGCGATCTTCTCGAACATGAACGGCATCAGCGAGTGGTAGTAGTTGCAGACCGCCACTAACAGCAATCGATAGGCTTCCCCCTGCGGATCTGCGCTCTTGTCGGAACCATCCAGCAGTCGCATAACGTGCTTGCGAGTCGCCTCTGGAACCAACTCTTCATCGATATGCCCCATCTTAGCTTCGGCTAGAATTTCTGGCTGAAACTGACCATCGGCTGGTGACAAGACTCCAATGCGAGTGTAGCGATTTACATCCATGTATCGCAGCGCGCAGAAACGGTTGAACCATGTGTAAGCCACCGTCTCAAGCAATCGTCTCTCACCAAGATCCTTGATCTTTTTTTCGAGTTCCTCAACGACCTTCGGACTTTCACGGCGTGCGAGGCTCTTCTCTGCAAGCACGGTCTTTAAACGCGTACCCACTTGCTCAATGAGTGCAGACCTGGCAAATGAAGCGAATTTTCGGAGTTTGCTGGTATCCATTAACGTCGTCGCCTGACCTATTTGGTTATTGCTTCTTGATGTTCAACGCGATTAACTCTGTATTCTGGAAACTTCTGATTCCACGCATCAACGGACAGTACGATACATTGCTTAATATGCTCTCTTACCCAGGGGAGCTCGCCTTCCGTTCGAAGGCTGTTGTATAGTCGATCGCTAAAGTTGTTGAGAATTGCGCGTTGAACTTCGTGCTCAAAAGCGTCCAGACCGAGCAAAACGACATAGACGATTGGTTTATGGTCCCTACCCATCAAGTGCTCGTGAGCGTACGAGTCTCGCGCTTTTGGTGTAAGCTCTTCAGATAGCACGGAACCGTCAGTCAGTCGCTTGAGATACTTCTTTCGCTCTTTATCGGGCGACTGGCTATGCGATGGGTCTTTGATTTCCACGAACAGAATATCGTCGGTCCTTTCGATCACGAAATCAACGAGTGCCATTCCAACGGGAAGACGAACACCCTGTACATCAAGCACTCGCCATGACGTTCCCTCAGCAAAAGTGAATAACAGTTCTTTCTCTAGATAAGTGTTGCTCACCATTACTCACCACCTCCAAGTGCTCGTCGAACCTCTTCATCGTAGAGCTCAGCGAAAGAATCGGAAATTGCATTCTGATTAAGCAGTCGGTACTCGTTAGCGGTTTCGACACAAACTTCGCCTGACTTTTGGTTTCGATAGAGCGCATGAAATCTAACGTCGTCATTATGTTTTGTGTCCTCGAGAAGGTCGAACCACTTCAGCAGCACATAGTCGTGCGTAGCCAACACTATCTGCTGGCCGTTGCGGGACAGATCGAGCATTGACTCAACAATTAATCGCATCAGAGTCGGATTGACGTTGGATTCGGGCTCGTCCCAGAACAAGGTTCCTGACTTACCAGGGGATAGAGAGCCGTTCGACAAAAGCTGTTGAAGCACACCAAGTTTTTTGAAACCTTCTGCCGTGATATGCCCAGGTTGCTCGCCTCCTACTACTGGTACAAAAACGGTATCAATATCGTCTGCCACTTGCGGCAACGAAGGGGATTCACCGTCCGAAAGCTCTTTCTGGGCGATCTTCGCAAGCTGTTTGCTTCGCTTTCCAGTGGTCTCTTGATAGGTTCCCGGAATGAATCTGAGGCGACTTTCCTTAATTTCATACTTACCACGTATAGCATTCGTGATTCCCGGCAAGAGCGTTCCAATACGTGGATCTCGGTCGACATCAACCTTAATGTCTCGCCGCAGTAGCTCATCGCAAAGATCCAAATAAGAGTCATCGAATAAACTTAGTACGGCCTTATCATCCAAACCAACTTCGACGATACCGGGCAAAAACGACAACACCTCTTTGGCAGGGAAGAAGATAGGCTTACTACATGGCGCTAGCTTCGTTTGTTGTGTCTCCAATAAAACGCTTTTGGCGCGTGGCTTAAAGCTAAATTTGTTCTTCTGTCCATCTGCAAATGCTATGTCTAATGATGCTGACTCTTGAGACTGCCGATTGACAAGCTCCTTTAGATCTTGCTCGCCTGGGAAAAACACTCGAAGAAGCTTTTCAGTGAATGACTTACTCAGATCGCTTTTCGACCTCTTGTTGCCATCCAAGAGTGATTGCCATGAGCTCAATGCGTACGCAGATTTGAGCAGGTGCGTCTTTCCAGTTCCATTCTCGCCGACAATCACATTGATCTTTGGAGAGAATTCGATTGATGCCTTCTTGAACACCGAGAAGTTCTCGAGTTGTAACCGTTGTATCACAGTTGCACCCGCTTCCCTTCGTTCACGACCTTCAGCATCGCTATTCGCATTTGATCGAGGTATTGTTCGACATCCTCCTTGGTTTCAAGCCAAGGTTTGTCGAAATCGACTCTTAGACTGGCTTGCGCGATGTACTCAACCGCCGGCTTCACAGGGGGAGGAGTAGTGTCGCCAGCTCCGTCGGGAACCACTGGAGGCTTTGGTGCGGTCCATTGTGTGACGCGAGAGAGAATTGAAGAGTAACCATTGGTCTCAAAGCGAGTCGCCGCTTCCTTCACCACTGCGATCAAAGGTTGGGACTTGATCTGCTCGATGGTCTCATACACTATCGATTCGATTTGCTGCTTCTGTGCGTCCGTTAGCTTGTCGTAGCCTTCGATCGAAGCGAGTCTCTGAACTTTCGAAGTTACCGCTTGCTCGGCAGCGGCTCGAGCCTCGGTGGCTAAATTCTCCAACCGGCTGCGCAGACTATCGAGGAGAATCTTGACTTGCTTCATACCATTTCCGGCAAAGCAGCGAGGATCGTCGAGCAACTTCTTTAGTTGGGTATGCTCATCGCCATCCAGGTAGGAAAAGTTCGTAGCATTGTGATCGAAGAACGATTTCGCTTCCGCGTATAGTGAGGCTTGTGGGCCAGCCATGAAACGACGTACCGGATCAAGGATCTGCTCTTTGAGGTCGAGTAGCCGCTCCGAATCGGCATCGAATTCGGCAAGGAAATGCTTGAACGATTTGCGAGTCAGCTTGGCAAAGTCATCGACATGAGATGAGAGTGTCGATAGGAACGGGTATTCGCGATTGCGTGCGACGAGCAACTGCAGTTCGCCGTGAAGTTTCTGGAATGCCCCTGCGGTCTCTTCTGCAAGCGCCCGAGCTTCGTTGGATCTGGCCGGCGTGTCGAAGAACTGGGAGAAGAATTCCTTTAGCTTTCGAACGGCCCCGGCACCAAACTCGATTTGCGGCTCGAGCACCATGTTGCCGTGCTTCTGCGTATTCTTCAGGGCAGATGCTAGTGCTGCGTCCTCGAGCAATTCACCATCGCAACGAACCTCGACTTTACCGCGTGCCACAAGTTTGGCCAGCACGCACTGGATCGCGGGTAGTGGCCAACCAAACGGTCGCTTCTCGAAATCGTCAACCAACATTTTCATGGTGGGACGAATCCCCTTGGCCACGTTGCGACTGATGGAACCAAGCATTTCTGTTTCTGGTTCCGTGATCGTGGCTGCATCGTTGCCAAACAATCCGTCTGTTGACTCATTTAGACACTGGTCAATCTGAGCTTCCGTGAACGACACACCGCGCAGCATCGGCAGGTTGGTGTAGGTTTTCTCGACCAGCTTCTCAAAGCCATCATGAATGCGAAGGTTCGGATCTTCCTTGGTGCTTTCTACCTCAGCTCCGGCGACGAACAGTTGGGACTTGCTCATGAGTCGCTTCAGCAGTTCAACAATCTGAACCTGCAACAGGCGATTGCTTTCGTTCTTGTTGCCGATGATCTGCTTGACGTTTGCTTTCTTGGCTGTGGCATAATTGATACCTACGTATTTGGCCGTCTGCTTCATCAAGGTGATATCGCGAATCAGACGATCGTCGGCGGGTAACAATACTGTCAACTCCGATCGACCAAGATACGTCATTCGAACTGTGTCGGGGCTTCCTGAATGCTCATGGAATGGACTGATTACATGAACGCCTAGCTCATACTCTCGGCCGTAGATCTTGTCGTCGAGACGTCGAGTAAACGAGAAGTCTCGCTTGTTTGCGTCGTAACGTAGTTTCTTGGTCTTCAGAACAGTGTCGAAAATGAACTTGTGCAGTTCGTCAGCGACCTCAGTAGCATCGACTTCAGTGTTCTTGATTTCTTGCTCGACATCCTTTTCTTCATCAGTCAAGAATTCGTAATACTCGCCGTTACGTTGGATATAGATCTGGTTCTCAAGCAGACTGAGCGCTTCCTCAACGTCCTTGCGAAGCTGGGTCAAGTCTTGGTCGAATCGACTAATCATCAGAACACAGAGATTGGGTACCGACGCCTTAAACTCTTTAACGTATTTGACCAGCAACAATGCCTTCAGTAGACGAACAGCGAGTTCGTTGTCGAGATTTTTTTCTGCAGCCCGCACGGACAACAGGTGACTCTTGAGTGCGGAGCTGATTCCTTTGTACATGAGGTCAAAGGTCGCCAATTCACCGATCGTGGTGTCGGCAATCTGAATGGCGACCTCCTGGAAGACGCCGAGCATGGATCGTTCACCGACGCTACTGTGCTTACCTTCGAACGCGCCGTGCCCAGATAGCCCTCGAATCGCTAACTGAAATAGTTCGAATTGGTACGGGATGAAGGGGTAGCAATTACAAAACTGATTGTCGTTCTCAAAATTCCGGTACTTCTGTCCTTCTGTAAAGTCAAAAAGCGTTCGGAAGTTGCCAGATTCTTTCTCGTACAGCGGCAACAAAGCTCTATTGCCTTCCGCTGTCTTGGCGAGCAATCGCCGCTGAATGACCTCAGCCACGTTCGTACTAGTCAGCTTCATCCGATTGTTAAAACGTGCTTGGATTTTGGTAAAGTCATTGCTCTCACTGTTCGTCAGCTCGCCTATCACTTTCGACATATCTTCCTGAGCGGTGACAATAACCCAAGATCGGCCACGGCATTTGGTTGCTAGACTTTCGGCGATGGTCTGCAGATTGACCATCAGTTTGTCGTTCTTCGCGATGTATTGGCCGACTTCGTCAACGAAGAAGTTCAGGCGGAAGTCCTTACCTTTACGATCGATGTACCGTTTGACCTGTTCGGCAAAGTCCTCAATAGAGAGCTTGTAATCGTCGCGATGCTTGTTGATAACACCAGTGACGTTTTCGCCAGTGATCTCGTTGTAGGCTTTATCTATGCTGCTACCCACACGAATCACGCGCTCGCGTCCGTTGTCCCAGGACATAGCGGCATGTTTTTCGAATGCGATTTTGAACTTGTCGAGAAGTCCGTCCTCGTCCAGTTGGCGTTCGAAGTGCGCGATATAGCCTTGCTTACCGTAATAGCCGCATTTTTCATCGAACACTTTTACAAAGACGGCAAGCAGCGCATCGATGTCTTTTTTGCTGATCACATCGGCCTTTTGATCAATATTGAACAGGATGCTCTCAGACGGAATCGATACTGCCTTTGCAATCTTTGCAGCCAAAAGCTTGTTTTTGTTCTCGCATTTCTTTTGGAAGGCTGCCATGACATCGACGCCATCGAACTTCCGGTTCTCCAGAAGCAGGGCCACCATCTTCAGCAGGTGCGACTTTCCGGAGCCGAACCAACCAGAGATCCATGCTCCATTTGAATTCTCATAATTGATGTAGGCATCGAGGAACTCATCGAGTCGCAATTCCAGTTCGCCTGTAATGACATACTCTTCGATCTCGGTTCGCAAGCTGGCATCATCGTCAGCTTTGATAACACCTTCAATTGGGCGATCGATTGGAAATTCGAATAATTTGCGCAGTTGCATGGGATTTTGGATTTTCGATTCGGGATTCGGGGTTCGGTATTCGGATTCAATCGAAAGTCTAGAATCCAAACTCGAAAATATTAAACGCTCGGTAGTACTTGTCGTCGTGGAGCCGCCCAAACAGATCCAGGGAAGCGCCGTCTTCAAGTGAGTGCGAGTAATTGCCAGGGAAGAACATCACCATTGGATGTGAGTTGGCAACACTCTGAAGGTTGTTCAAGACCGTGTGGGACCGGATGTAGGGGAACACCTCTCCCACTCCAGACAGGAACAGAACATCAAACTCGGACTCACCGATCTTGGTCGCGATTGCCGGCGCGAGCTTGGTTTCCGCGTCAGTGAGGTTTTGCAAAGCCTCTAGCAAATCAACCTTTGAGGTCGTCGCCTCGTTATCGATCCAGTGCTGCCAGTCCCCTTCAACGTCCATTAGCTCCTTACTGAGGTCGTAAAGGTTGATCTCCAACACTCTTATTCCCTTGTGGCGAAGTTTGTTAATGAGCTGGCTGCGAATCGTATCGATCTCCGTCTGCTCGGTTGGACAATAGGGAACGACAAAGAACGGAACCTCTTTGCCAATCCCTTCCATGCGTAGGAAGCGTTGACTACTGATTACATTCAGTAGGTGATCAAAGCGCGTTGCGATTGGGGCTTTTTGCAGATCGCTGGCCATATCAGTTCAATCCTCCGTTTTCGATTACAAGCGGGAAATAAAGAAGTCCGCTGGAAGAGTCATCTTTGAGCACTCTGATAAATCGACCCGAGACGAGTGGGGCCGAGATGATCCCTTCGTTCGAAACCAATTCCGCCTCCCGAAGCATTCGAAGCATGACCGTCTGAAGTTTTGTGATAGTTGATGCAGTTAGTCCATCCAGCTCTTCATGCCACAGTGTTTGCGACTCGATGAACCTCGCGATATCGCCAGCATCGATCGCGTAGTCGAGCTGTAGGAACTTTGCTCTTACCACATCTCGTGCCAATTCCGCGAGAAGTGGATATTTGAGGCAGCATGCCAACCACAGAATGAGTTTTTGTTCCAACCGCGTTCCGTTGACCAACAGTGCCAACTGATCGGCTGTGAGGCACTTCAAACGCTGAGAGATCTCACGCAGTTTGCGTTTCGCAGTGCTAGGCGTGCGGCTTTGTAGAAGGTTCTTCTCTTCGACTTCGATAAGAGTCAAATTCCAATCGCGCTCGTTTCTAAAAAGAGCCTCTGCAACAACGATGGATTCGTTGTATAGAAGCCCTCCAGCGGTAAACGAAAGTGCAAACCTGGTCTTGCTCATGCACGTGTCCATGTGAGTATCGGCGAAACGACTTTTTTGGGGCGTTATCGGCTTTTGTTCCTTTTATCAACGAGGTCTTCGATAAGAATCTTGAACGCCCGTGCTTGGACGCTCTGCAAGACTTAGAAGAGTGTCGAGCTCTTCCTGTTTGAATAGTCGGTAACCGTTCACAGGATGCCGGTGCGCGATGATTTTGCCGGAGTTTTCCCAGTTCCGTAGCGTGTTTGGTGACACGCCCAGATAAACGGCAGCCTCAGTGATTCGTAAGAAGTCCTTGAGTTTGTTCACAGCCAGTCTCCCGGTAAATTAATTGGTTACCCGAACTAGCCAAACATTACCAAGGTTTGGTATGCTTGCCAATGAGTCGTACCAGCGCCAAACGCTCGTTTCTTTGAACGAATGTGAAAAAAAGACTATCAGAGGCTTGCGTTTCGGGGGCGTTCTCTGGACTCAAAAATTCCAAGAATTTTGAAGGAGTTAACACGCTTTGGAAACCCAAGTTCGCACGCCTCAAACGGTTTTCATGCACCCACAGCGATTGACTGTACCTCTATTTCAGCGTCCCTACGTGTGGAGCGAAGAGAATCAGTGGGAGCCTCTTTGGAATGATGTGATTCGCTTAACAGAGCGTGTCTTGAAGGCACCAACGTCTATGCATCAACCGCACTTTATCGGCGCGGTTGTATTGCAACAGGTACAAAACTCTGTCGGCACGATGCAGGAACGAACGATCATAGATGGGCAACAGCGACTCACGACGCTGCAGCTATTGTTTGATGCGTTGCACGCTGAACTCATAGCGGTTGGTGCCACTGCTCCAGCGATGCGACTTGAAACGCTTGTCGTGAATGCAGCTCCCTTTTGTTCACAGCCGGAAGATCGATTCAAGGTTTGGCCAACCAATCGAGATCGCCCCGCTTTCAACGCCGTGATGTCGGCCACGGAACCTGTCGACTACGATTCTGTCGGGTTTGGCGAAGAGCGGATGGTTCAAGCACATCGTTATTTCGCGGAACAGGCACGACAATGGCTGAAGGCTGATGGTGTGGAGTCGATTACAGCACGCTCTATGGCAATCGAAACCGTTATCCGCGATCTATTGCAGATGGTAGTTATCGATTTGGGCGTCGACGAGAATGCACAAGAGATATTCGAGACTCTAAATGCACGCGGAGCACAGTTGACCGCTGCCGACTTGATAAAAAATTTCGTCTTTCAACGGTTGCTGGATTCTGGTGCGGATGTGGAGACAGCTTATGTTCAACACTGGAAAGATTTTGAGTCGGCATTCTGGGAAGCTGAAGTCAATGTTGGTCGAATGCGATATCCGCGATCATCCATTTACCTCAATCATTGGTTAATAGCACAAACTGGAGAGGAGGTAGTCGCTCGCGAAGTATTCACTCGGTTTAAACGTTACGCAATTGAATCAGGGCTGCCGATGCAGCAGCTTTTAAAGCAGATCAGTCGATCCGCAACAAAATATCGAGCGTTTATTCTCGATGGATTGCAACCCACCGGCTTGATTGACCGACTAGGGCTTTTTTCGTACCGATCAAGCGTTTTGGAAAGCGAAGTCATCAAGCCTTTGGTCCTCAATCTTTTGGATCCAGAGAAATCAACCATCCCGAACGAGCAACTTTTAAAGGCTTTGAGTGTGATTGAGAGCTGGATGGTTAGGCGAATGCTCGTCAGAGCTACAACCAAGAGCTACAGCCAAATTGTTGCGGAACTGATTCGGCATTTGTCAAATCAAGATCGAACCAAAGTTGGTGACGCGATTGAAACCTTTTTCGCGGGCCAAACTAGTGAAAGCCGCTACTGGCCAGATGACAACGAAGTACGAGAGGAGCTGAGAGTCCTGCCAGCGTATCGACGACTGGGGCGCGGTCGACTTCGAATGGTGATCGAAGCAATCGAAGACCATCTTCGAGGATGGTGCGGTACGCAGGTAAGTTTCAACTTCGAGCGAGTGTTTCGCGGAAAATACGCGATTGAGCATGTAATGCCTCGGAAATGGCAAGTGCATTGGTCGTTACCTGAAGGCTCACGCTCCGAAGGCGAACGCGATTCACTAATTCACACGATTGGCAATTTGACTTTACTCACTTCACGACTCAATTCAAAAGTTTCGAACGGTCCGTGGGGCGGAGTTAGCGGAAAAATGCAGGGATTAAAGGCACATGATGTCCTTATGCTAAATCGTAAACTCCTAGAGTTTGCAGAGTCCGATTGGAACGACTCAAAAATCCGCAGTCGTTCGGACTCTCTGGCGAAACTAATCGTAGAAATCTGGCCCGCTCCGGAAGGTCACAAATCGGCATTCACTGCAGAAAAAACAAGGCCACGATATCGCGTCGATCTAAGTGTGTTGTTAAGCGCGGGCTGCCTTCAAGTTGGCATGACACTGATTCCAAGGCAAAAGAAGTTCTCTCAGAAAGCAGCCATCTTGCTTGGGGACGGACGAGTCGATATTGACGGGACCGTTTATGCAACTGCTTCTGAAGCAGCAAAAGCACTCACAGGTGTTGCCACGAATGGCTGGTGGTTCTTTCTAGTAGAAAAGCAAGGCAAGAAATCACTTCGGGATGTTCGAGTGGAATACCTCGAATCTATAGCAGCTGAAACGGATGAAGACGAGGGCGATGACGACGATGACGACGATGACAACGAATCGGTCGCTCAGTCTGCAGTGCCAAATGCGGAGTAATCTAAAGTTGATTCGTCAATCAACTTATGAATGTCCATCATTTGAGTTGGAAAGGGTCCATCAGCATCATATTTGTTTCACTCAGTCTACTTCTTGGCAAGGTTCCGATTAAGTCCCATTTCTCGACTCCGGAGCTTTCGTTGCCATCGCCCTTCCATTGCCAAGATTTCATCGTGCGTTTGAGCTGACCCCGCAATCTCAAGTATTGAGACCTGGTAGTCACTTGGTTCGCGTGACTTCAATCCCTTGTTACCTCCGTGATGGTTCGCGAAATACTGGAGCCATCTTCCATGGAATCCATCGGCCCCAGTCGCTGATCCGATGTACTGCTCTTTTGTTCTAGGGCAGGTCAATACAGTAAGGTAGAAAACGAAGCATATGAAAGTCGAGAACCAGAATAACGCTGGCCAAACCAATCCAGTCGTGAAAGTGGCGCAATCAGAGAAACAATGCCAGCCCGCTTGCCCTGTGTGCGGCGGATCGCTGATTGACATCCGCGCGAAGCTGCAATGCTCCAAGTGTCACAGGATTTGCGAGACTTGCTGCGAAGGTGGTCGTGGTTAGCCTGTTACTCAAACCACTTATGAGTCTAGCAAGCAACCAACAAGCCATCTTCAACAACTAACTCCACAATTTGCGCCTTGGCTTGCTGTTCGCTTAACTCACCACGGAGGATTTTGACATTGGACGGGGCAACGATGCCGAGCGAAATTCGGTTGCCAGAGATCTTGACGACTTCCACAGTGATGTTGCCGTCGATAACTAACTTATCTCCAACTTTGCGACTTAGAACTAGCATTTTGATTCTTCCGTGAGCTTGATTGCTGCGGCAGTGCGGGAATAGTTGGTCTGCCGCGTCCCAACACATTATATATCAGCTTGGCAAGTGACAACTTAGGTCACTGCGGTAGGGTAATTCGAGAATAAACTGCTCTCGGGCGATGAATCCTTGGATTGAAAAGTAACCAACGAAGCCTTCGGGCCCAAACGCAGGGTCAGCAGGATCAAACGGCGAGAGGCAATCGCTGCGGTTGCCCCTACCGTTGTCTAGATAGAGAACATTCCCTCGCGCCTAACATACTAGCCAAAGTTTGGAAACGTGATCGATCGCAACTATCGCCGATTATTACTCGCTGATCCCGTCGACCGCCCGGAGCTATCTCTGAATGTTGTTCGATTACTATGGTTGCTCGCAGATCCAGTCGACCGTCCACTTGCATCGCGAAATGTCGTTTGATTGCGAGACTGACTTGCTGAGCCTAAGTTGCTGCCACTCGATGATCGAAATGTCGTGCGATCACGGTTCGTACTCGCGGTCTCAATCGTTCTACCGCTGGCGTCGCGGATCGTTATTCGGTTTCCTGAGGTGTCAGCTGATCCAACCGTTCGACCAGAACTATCGCGGAATGTGGTTTTACCGCCTAATTGTGTTGCCGAACCTTGCGTCCGACCGGATGCATCACGGAAGGTGGTTCGATCACCACTTTGGCTACCGATGGCGGAGTACCACTGAATAATGGGCCATTGTTGTTTGTTTCGACTGTCGTCAGATTGAGCTCGAACGTTGTCACTAAAACCAATCGAACCAATCACACATAATACGAACAAACAGCGGGTAAGCATTTGGACAATTCCTTGACAGCGAGCGATAGAAAACATGGGATAATATCCAGTTGCAATCCTGGCATGACCTGGGGACACGTTTGGTCAAATCATTCCAGGTTCAAGAGACGCAAATTCAGTGCCGGCCTTAGCTATTTATCGTAGACACTGCCATTTCTAGCGTTTTCGATTAGTTGCAATTGGAATCACTGCGTCCAGGATCTTCTTGGGCTCGTTGAGACCGTACACGGATCGCATGATCGAGAGGCCTATTTCGGTGTCTCGCTCGCCCCAGTTCTGTGGATGACGCAAGTGTAGTAGGCCTGGCGTTGTCTTCGCCTTGATTCGAAATCGCTCCGTGAGCATGTGCCATACAATCCAATAGTCCCAGACCGATACTCCGATCACGAAACCCACATCGGGAATGAGCTCCATCGCCTCCTCTGTGATCAGGAACGCATCGATTCCGTAAGGGTTCAATACTTTTGGCTTACCAGGTTCGTCGAAGTCGTAACGAATCCCAACGTTGAATTGCCCTCTTTCCGTTTCCCAGTCTGCTTGGAAATCCTCGTGACTGGAGTCGATCTTGATGTCACTATTGATCAATAAGCCTGGTCCTTGGTCAATCATCGCCTTGATCCGTACGCGATTTGGTAGACAATACTTTTGGCTACCCGTTTTGTCCGTCTCAACGAACCGAACCTCTGGAAAATGGGGTGTCAGTATTTCAATGTCTGCTGCGGATTGTACGGCTGTTATCTCACCGTACTGTTGCCAAGTCTTGAGGCAATACTGTTGCCGCTCGATGCGGTGACGACTGAGGGAAGTGATGAACTTCATGGGTAGACCTGATCCCAAAGTGGCTTTTCAAAGTCCGCGCAGCGATAGCAATTGCGACGTCCGGAATTGTCGCCGTGTGAAATTGTGGAATGCTTCGCCACATGATGGACGGGTGAAGGATCCACAAAGTACATCGACAAGCCAAGTCGGTTGACTGCCTTGCCGATGGCGGTGTCGCTATTGGCGATCAAGTGAGGATTGAGCCTACGATTCTCGATGACTGACTTTGCACCTGACTTCGGCTTGGCACCGAGCCAGTATTTACAAGTCGGTGTTTCGAGAACCTGCGATAGAACGGATCGTTTCCAAAGCAGAGCGCACGCGCCCCAAAGACTATTGGTAACGATGCGATTGATGCCGGTCGTGCGCAATTGGCCAGACTTTTGAATCGAGTAATGCTTGGGTGTATAGAGTGACACGAACCCACAGTTGGACGGCCAGGACATTGCATCCACGAACGATTTACTATCCGGATGAAATAGCGAATCGTCTTGAACGGTCATGATATAGTCGGTGCTCGAATGCTCAAGACACCAGCGGCAGGAACTAAGCCAATTGTGCCAGATACCAAGCTTGGTTTCGTTTTGAATCGTTTGATAGTCCGTCTCCGTTGAGCCAGGTTCGGAAAAGACTATTGGCGTCCAGCCGCAGGAGTCGATGGATGCGAGGCAATAGGCAAGTGTGCAGTCTTTGCGGGGGGCGGTTGTAACTGCGACCGTGAGTTCTTTATGGCCTTTCGAACCAGAATCTTCACGGCTGGCTCGAAGTACGGGATGTTGCTGATCCGTGCTGAGTGTTTCAGCCAGCGAAGTATCGTGTCCATTCTCTGCTCGCACTTATCTGGCCCCCATTTGTTCATTTTGGCTATTCGTGTCGCGCATTTACACTTCCTTTTGTCGGGTGAATAGAACCAAGAAATCAGCTTCTTGAGTTCCGTGCCTGGCAAACCATGCTCAACAGTGTATTTGTTTTTCAGAAGTATGTAGTTATCGTTACTGATGTAGACAAACTCCATGTCTTCTGATTCAACATGAGAATAAACATCTTCTAAGTATCCCTGCGGTCTATCCTTGGCTGCTTCTACCAACAAGCTCTTTCTGATTTTCATGGTGGTGGACCTTCGGCAAGATCATCACAGCATTCGTTACTCGATGAAAGAATTGGCGTAGCGGTCACGACAGCGTTTTGGTAATCGCAAGACAAGTTGTCACCTTGGCTATAGAAAGCACTCCCGTCAATTATCACATCCCCTGGTGCTGTTCCAGGTGGGTGTGTTTGAGTCCAATGCGTTTCTCCTTGCAACCCATCGTCTGGAAACAATCCTAAATCGACTGTAATGCCACTTTCTGAGCAAACCAGAGACATTCCTATTCTACTAACTGCATTCCAGCAATCATGTGGACCAGCGATTTCTATTTCCTTGGACATTACGCAATCGCAGCGATCATTTCCAAAGTTTATTGTCAACTCAACATCTTCGCAGTTGCATTGGTTACTAACTATTCCAGTTATCGTTACGTGAAAGCCCTTGATAAATTGCGATGTTCCAGGGAAGCAGCATGGCTCTTGGCATGATCTTGATGACGAGCTTGACGATGGATTGCTAGACGATGGATTGTTTGAGCTAGGGTTACTAGATGATGGATTACTGGACGATGGGTTGCTAGAGCTAGGGTTGCTAGAGGATTGATTGCTAGACGATGGATCGCTAGACGATGGATTCGATGATGACGGATTGCTGCTCGACGGGTTACTAGACGAGGGATTGCTACTCGATGGGTTACTCGAAGATGGATTGCTGGATGATGGGTTACTAGATGAAGAGTTACTAGATGAAGAGTTACTAGATGAAGAGTTACTAGATGAAGAGTTACTAGATGAAGGATTACTGGACGAGGGATTACTGGACGAGGGATTACTAGACGATGGATTACTAGACGATGGGTTTCTAGACGAGGAGTTACTAGACGAGGAGTTACTAGACGATGGGTTTCTAGACGATGAGTTACTCGATGATGAGTTACTCGACGAAGGGTTACTCGACGATGGATTCGATGATGACGGATTGCCACTCGATGGGTAACTAGATGAAGGATTACTGGACGAGGGATTACTGGATGATGGATTACTCGAAGATGGGTTACTCGAAGATGGGTTACTCGAAGATGGGTTACTGGACGAGGGATTGCTGGATGATGGAAAAGAGCTGCTGGACAAGCTCGATGAGCTAACGGATGAGCTTGGATTCGAACTAGACGACGAACTAGACACCGATGAGCTAGAGGAACTTGTCTCAACGCAGCAACAAGGATGACCGGTCATAGACACGTTCCTCCCAAAGTCCATGTGCCAGGAATTGCCTCGCAATCTGCTTCGGTCGTAATCGAACAAGCAGGATTGCCGGTCGGATCGCTGTAGGCGCAGCTTCCAAGCGGAGCACTTGGAGCAACCTCATCTTGTTCACATGCGGCTTGGATCACAAAATGCCGTCCGCTACATGTTCTTGTGGCGAGCCCTGAGTTTCCAAGTCCGATTTGGTCTGCGAATATCCCTAATGGATCTTCGACTATCCCTACCATGTCCGGTGCGACCGCTTCCATTAACGTAAAGCGAGCAACCGCAAGACCATCGTCCGACCAATCACTTAGCATTACGAATTTTTCGAGCCTCTCTGTACATGCTGTGTTGCCAATCCGGACGATCGCCCATTGGCTACCAGTGCCCCCTGCACGCCACAGGATTTGAGCATTGCCAACCGAATCACTTACCATCAACTCTGTGAAATCGGGCGCAACTGCATCCGCGAATCGATTCAGGCCAATCTCTGAAGTGACGTTGATTTTGCAGGCCGCAACTCCCGCAACGATCGCGGTGGTAATCTCACCGGCCGCAACCGGCGACTGCAGGACGCCCCATCGACCAGGCAAGGGGGGCACTATCCTGAACGCGATGTTCCGGATGAACTCCATTTCGTTGTCGGTTGGTAGAATCACGGGTTCGCCGAGTCCCACGATTCCACAATGCTCGAGCGGAGTTCCCGTAGCGTTTAGCACCTTTACAATTGCAGGGCTGCGATACGAGCTCTGCATTGCTTCCGCTTGAAACGATTCGCCACCGTTACGAAACTTGTCGACCACGCGTTGCATGTCCGTCCAGTCGCGGGCACTAATTGCAAGTGGATCTCCACGCTGTGGCATTACGCACCCAATCCCAACAAGCTAAAATCAGCTCGTTCGTAGACTCGCTCCACGTATGCGCCTCGAGGTCGACGAACGATACGATGCGCGACAGAATCAATTTGGTCATCGTAATACAACCACATGTAATCCCAACCCTGTTTGTTGAGTACCGTGATACTCGGCGTGAATACAATCGACGCAATGTTCGGACTGGCAGCAAAGTTGTAAGTGATTTCAAAATCCTCGCGCCCGCGGCGTTGCCCCGTGGAGCCAAGGAACAACACTTCCCCCGCAGCAAAGCTCTTAAATGTTGCGTTATTGACTTTGCCAGTCATTTGAAAGAGCGTGTTTCTGTACGAAGCGTTTACAAAGATTCTCGGAATGAAGTGTGTCTCGGAGAATTTGTAAGCGGGGATCGTAATATCGACGCCATCGACCCTGTCGTCGCTAACTCCAATCGCCCCTTGGAAATCAGGAGCCAACGTCCCAAAACGGTTGGTCCCAAAGCTCTGTGTGACATGCACAGTCCCACCCGTCGTATCGAAGGATTCGGCCGATTGATTGCGAATTTTGTAATTCACATGAGCCAGCCACACACCGCCACCCTGTGGATCGAGGGTATAGCTGTCCGCATCCAGGCCGTCGAACAACGCTGGCGCTGTATCCTCAAGCTTTCCGGCAATTCTCGATTCATCATCGCTGCGCCACAGGCTGAAGTGGAGAGTTATCGATGGGTCCCGGCTATTGTTCAGCGGCCGAGAGTCGAAGCGCTCGACACAGACTATCTCATCGTCACCGGGCCCCGACAATCCAGGCCAAAGAGGTGACTCTTTGGGAATCGTCATATGAATCGGGCTCCGGGGTTTTGTTTCATCCACTGCAACATGGCGGCTGTATTCTTGGCCGTCTCAGCCGATGATTTTTCTACCGAGTCGGATTGCAGACCGCGTGCTCCAAAGGCGCTAAATGTCCCTTTCGATTCGATGCGCGTTTTCGCTTCCGTGACACTCTTTTCGGGACTGTATGTTTCGGTTAAGAGACTTTCGGGATCAAAACCGAACTTGTTCTTGCGTGCTTTGAAATCTGGTTTGAAATCCTGAACTGCCTTGATAGACGCTTCGTACCTTTGCTTGGCCGTGTCGAACTCTGCGTTCGCTTGGCCCATGAGGCTGTCGGTTGCTTTGGCACGATCGGTCTGTCTCCGCTGGCGATCCGATTCAAGGGTGCCGATCATGGTCGCGCGCTCCATTTGGATCTGCGACTGACGGTCTCGTCGTTGTTTCTCACGCGCTACGATCGCAGACTCACCGCTCGCGAAGGCGTTTCCATTGGCATCCAATGTTCGCTGATCGATAGCATTGGTCTCAGCCGTAACATTGATGTCCTTATCAAACATCGCCTTCAGCCGGATCCAAGCTTTTTGAATGAACCCGATGGATGAATTCCATGCAATCGTTAGGCCGGTCGTAAAGAGCGTCCACATTTGGCCAAGGTACGAAATGGTATCTGTGAAAGTCGATTCGATACTTGTCCATGCGACGACAAAGACATCCGAAAGACCCGTTGTCCACATATCCCATGAGGACTTCCAACCCTCGATGAAGGCGAGATAGTAGCCGTAGAGTACGTTGAATCCGCCACGGAAGGCACGTGTGAGACCGGCCATTGCAACTTGGCCTGCCCCTTCAAGGTTGCCATCGGCGAGCGCTTTGCCAATGGCACCAAAATACTGGGTCGCTCCGTCATACATCCAGGCGAAGCCCTCGACAACCTTACTAACCCAGCTCGCGATGAACTGGCCAATGGGACTTAGTGAATTGCCAATGAACGACATGGCACCCGCCCACACGTTGGCAATCGTTTTCGCAACGTCGGTCCATGTTATACCCAATGCGTACATCGTAGCCGTCAGTCCGCCAATTGCGGCCGCCACTGCCAAGGCGGGAATCGCAATTGCAGCCAGCACCCCCGCGACAGTTACAATCGCGGTCTTCACAGCGATGAGCGCCGCGAGTAATGCTGGCCCCACAGCAATCGCCGCAATCTTGAATGCTAGCCCCAGTCCGATCGCAGAAGCCCCGACGGAACCGAGAGCAGCCACGATGGGTGCCACCAACGCAATAATCCCGCGATTCTTTTCAAGCCATTTGGTAACAGCCGCGGACACTCCAAAAAAAATGTTGGTGATACGATTGAGCATCGGAGCCAGCGCTGCACCGATTTTGTTATAAACGGCAGCGAAGGACATCCGCAGTTTATCAAGTGCGTCGCCAAACACGGCTGCCGATGCCGCATCCTTCGAAGACATAACCAATCCAAGATCGCGTGCCTCTTTAGCCAAATCCCTCAAGCCATCCTTTCCCTCCATGAGCATAGGCAGGAGTTCAAGGCCACTTTTGCTAAACACAGAAACGGCAGCGTTAGCCCGCAACGCCGGATCTTGGAGTTTCGCAATGGCACCGGCAAAGGCTTCGAATTGTTTGTCGGGTGACATGCGCGCTAGACTTCGCAGATTGAGACCTAGGGATTGGATCGCGTCCACAGCCTCGTCATTCCCCTTGGACGCTTTCACAATAAGAAGTTGCATCTTTGCAAACCCCTTGCCCAAGGTCTCCAACGAAGTATCCGACAGCTTGGCGGCCAATGACAATGCACCGAGGGATTCCACCGATGCGCCCGAACGCTGTGAAAGATCGTCGAGTGCCGATCCAGCATCCGCGAACGACTTGGCTGAATTCAAAATACCACCGCTAAGAGCTGCTCCGGAGAATAACGTTCCTAGCTGCAATCCGATGTTCCGAACCGAATCCCCAAAGCCGCGTATTTGAGTTTGAGCCGCGCGCAGATCGCGACCCAACCGTGACGAATCAGCAGCGATTTCAACGTACGCTCGTCCAGCTCTCACATTGCTTGCGGACATGATTACTGCAGTGGCCTCCTCTCCACAAAAATTGACTTGAGTATTTTGAGGTCAACCTGTTCAGCGGGTGGCTGCTTCTGTTTCGCCTTGCGAGGATGAAACTTGGCGGCCGTGAATGGGGTTGGATTCTTCTTCTTGTCGCGATTCACTTCGGCAATGATGGCCAGGATGGAAGCCGTATGGTCCCACCAATTATCTTGCTGTTCCTCGACCATCCAAACCAATTCACGCAATGTGAAAGGGCCGGGATCTACGTGGAGGATTCCTGCAAGACCGTAGCCGAATCGCCAGACCTCCCACTCGTCTCGCGTTCGATGTCTGCCAGTGCTTGGTTGGTTGCTGTCAGTTCCATCTGCTTTAGCTTGCTGATCATTTCGGTCAGAAGCCTGCCCTTCTGACCTCTCCGGAAAAAACTAGCAAGTCCCTCCAGCAACGCACTGCTCGCACTGTCAAGCGCCTCGCCATCGAGAGCGTCCTGAAAGTTATCGAGGCTAATGCCTCTGGCGGTACATTCTGCACTGCACAAACAGAGGACGATGTCTCCTACCAGAAGATTGTCGAGTCGCATACGACCAATCGTTTGATCGATCTGCGCGACATCGAGTAGGTTGATATCGCATTGCGATTGAATCTTTTTGCAGGTGGCATAGGATACGCTCAATGGCCACGAACGGCCCAATGCATCGGTAAAATTTGGCATGATGGTTTTAGAGTCCTATCGTTCCGGTGATCCAGGATGGAGCATTGATGGCATAGGTGGGTTTGATCGAAACGTCGGTCATGATGGCGTTTTCAAGCTCTTCGTTTCGGCTGAAGTTGAAGATACTGCAAGTGGCGCGGAGTCCTTGGCTAGCTTCCCCACCCGAATCTGCGACCATCTTGCCATCCATGATCGCGAACTCTACGGGACTATCGGCGAAGAAAGCGGTGTGAAAGGCAGTGTGGTCATCATCCGCCGTATCCCAAACCATTTGAAACTCGATCGAAGCGGACTTGAGTGTGCCGATGAGCGCTCGCCAGCCATCGTTGCCTCGAGTGCTAACATCCGCTTCACCCTTTTCGATTGTGAGCGTTAGGTCTTTGACATTCTTGACCTCGTTCCACACGGGGGATCCGTAGGAGCCCGTGTTTCGATAGAGCTTGGCTTTGAGTCCGAGTCTTACCATGATCTTTTTATAAACTCCTTTTTATCGACCGGTTTTAATGTGACTGGACCGCTGACGCCCACAGTTCGGGCAACTTGGGCTTGGCCACTTCGAGAGCTGGTCCCATAAAAGCCCGTTTGGGATAATTGGCGACGCCGCCCGTAGCCGCGATTCGGAACAGCACATACTCATCGTGGATCCGCTGAGCCCGTTCGACTTGCTTGGCAGAAACCAGAATCGGTCTTGCGAAGCGCTTCGATCTGGGCGAAGGTTGGCTTATCTCCCGAATCGGACCACGTTCCCCGATGGAAAACACATGGCCTTGTGCTCTCTTGGCTCGACGTCTGACGCGGCCGCCGAATTCGTTGGCTTCCGGCGCTGTTGTTCCGTCAGCATTCACCGTGTTTGCAAATAGAACTGGACCGATGACAACCGACTTGGTTCGAGGCTCAAAGACATAAAGGATGTACGTGAGACCCTGACCGCGTGGCCTGTGCCTAGATGGGGGCGTGCCAGGTGCGGATGCCTTCTTTCGAGAGCGCATGCTATTTTGAGCAATGCGGCGAATGAGCCCGCCCCCTTTGGCAAGAGCCGAGGCTGTCTTACGATCCATGTACTGCGTGACAAGGATTCGGTCGAAGAAGAAATCTTTCGCTTTGGCTGGTTTTAGGGTGATCACAGAAACGACCTCGCAGTGAAAGACCTCACCGTGATCGAGAGGATCGATGTGAATTGCTTGTTATCTCGTAGCAATTGCTGGTCAAAGATCGGAGCAATCTTGGCTTCGACGACTGTGGAAACGTTGTCCAGCTGCGCACCATCAAGGTTCAAAGCCATTGAATCGACCAGTGCCACAAAGGGATCGATCCCAGCCACGGTCGAATCCACCCTAGATAGCACTCCGATTTGAATGGTTGAATTCTGCTGATTGACCGATCGGCTCAAGTTGCTCCGTTCGACTTCCGCTGGCACAACACAGACTTTTACTCCTTCTTCCAGTTCCGGCAGTGTAAACCTTGGCTGAAAGTAGCGAACGGCTTCAAAACGCATTCCATAGGTGCCGCTCCGCGAACCGGTGTTGAGCAACGTTACGATCTTGTCACAGAGCTGGAGAATGAGAGGGACGGTCATACTAGGTCCTCATAGATAGCATTTTCCTCGTCTGGGACAATACACGTTCGATCATGCAGGATTTTGCCGGATACTAGATCGATCAGCCTAAATCGATACGCGCCAACCCCAGCGCTGCTCGACCATGGGAGGTCTACCAACAGGATGCCATTGTCGTCGGTCTCGCCGTCGAAAGCTGTATTGAGAAACGCGAGGTCTTGGTCCCGCCCCACCGAACTGGTGGTAATGACAACTCGGACTCTTTCGCCACTTGCACCGCGTGTTGCTTGCAAACTTACACGGCACGTATCGGCAGCTGTTGGCGGATCCAACGGTGCCAAGGTCACGCTCCGGGCAAGAGTCATGTCCTCCACGACCGTGAACGGCGAATCCACAATGGATGTGAATCCGGTCGCCACAATCGTCACTGTATAGTCACCTGGATCTAGAGCGACTGCTGCAACTCCCAGCGACTTAGTAACAACATGCAAAACGGTGATGCCACCCTGCTCGATCGTCACAATGGCGCCACGAACAGGTAGACTGTCCGATGTGACTTCCACCGTTACGATATAAGCCCCCGAGCCACCATTGCTTGTATTGAGCGGAAAGTACTCAATTGCCTCACCCCAGGAAACGGGCTGCGCCGCTCCCTCGAACAGTCTCCACAGGGAGGCAAGGGATTCATCGATATCTGCAGTATAATAACCTGAATTGGGAGCAGACAATTCGCTGAGTAATACTCGATAGGTCGCCCAGTCAGCCAACGAAAATCCCTCTGGAAACGCATAGAGCGTTAAACCGGGAGGGCGTGTTGTGCTGACTGGAATCATGATTTCTACCTACAATCCATTAAACCTTGGGAGGATTGATCGCAGCTGCCACAGCCGCCGCAATGGATGCCCCGAGCGACTTGAGCGATACATCATCGAGGGTTACCGATCGCATGGTGACCGCATCCCCAGCCCCTTGCTGCACTGGATTCCACAGGTTGTCAGTTGCGACGTCACGATGGGAAGTGTGCTGCTTTTGGAGCGCGTCGATATTCACAATCGCATTCTTGGCAACCATGTTCGCAGTTTCAACAGTATTCTGAAGAGACTGGTTTGCGATCGCTTGCCGCTGGTTGTCATATTGCTGTGCATCACTAAGCAATTTGTCAACAATGGATCGATTCCGCTTGATCGACTCGAGAGACTCCTGCTGATACTCATCGTAGGTACGCTTTAAATTGGCATACAAGAGCCTTTCGTTCTCGGCCGTGTAACCAACCTGAGCGGTCGACGCTTGCTTAAAGCTCTCATCCATGCCTGTTTCAAACACTTTTTCGTTAGCCATTTTGGGCTCTCTTTCCATATAGAACGGGTAAACAAACAACAATCCATAGTGTCGATAGAATGCACCTAAGCGGTGGCAATGTCCGCCAGCGATAGGAGCAAACGTTCTTGTACGACCTTCATATCCAAGTCGGGCCAGTGCTGGGCTTTTAGGGTGCCGATGATCGATAGCAATAAAGCCGGTAGCGATTGCTGAACCGAGACATTCTCGAGCAAGTCGGTCATCAATCCGTTTTCAATCGCATCTCGCTGAGACTTTTCCGATTGGAATCGAGCGAGTTCTTGTACCTTTTGAATTTTGGCGGTGGATTGTTCATCCTTGATCGCTTCAATCTCGTCCGATAGTTGGTCGATACGTCGTTGGATTTGGGTAGTGTAGGATTCCCGTTGCGCTTTGGTTGTGGAGTCCTCGAAACTGAGCGTGTATAGTTCGGGGTTACCGAGCTCTTGGTCGTTGTTGTAGAGCCCCACCTTGAGCAAGATCGATTTGGAGGATTCGAACGGCATTCGAGCATCCCATTGCATTTCTTTCACGAACAACGGAATACCGCCAACGGCTGTTTCCGGTTCCTTCCAGGTTGGGAACTCATCGAGTGCATCCGAGAAGACACTTTCCCAAAGTGAGTCAAGAGTTGGTAACGAACCAGCCAGCAAGATTGTTTCCGCCCAAACAATGTCCTTGCGCTCAATCGTAGCTTCGATGTTTGTTATTGCCAGAGTGTCTTGCTCAGTCTTTGTTGGCTTCGCATTCAAATCAGCAAGAGCCTTCTCGAAGAATGCTTTGCTAGGGAACTTGAACTGGCTTGCTGGACCTTTCACCGATCCCATGTACGGAGTGATTTCGCACTCAATCCCTGGCAAATCAGTTACTTGCTGGTAGAGGTCTTGCCCATCTCTGTTTTGGTATCCACTCGGAGCCCAATCACGAGTAGGTCGTTTGGTAACTCGCAAGTGAGAGACGTATGGCAAAGCGGATCGTAGTTCTGGCATGGATTATCCTAGCGTTAAGTAAGGGTCACAGATTTCATGGTTCCACCATCATTGGCCCACAAACGTAATAAACCTGATGTCGTGTTTTTCACGAGTCGTGATTGACCTGCGGTGAGGTCTAGGGTCGTTGGATCGGCAGACAGGGATTGGAAACCGGCAGTCACATGACTAGCAACCTCTACTGCGGCATTGAAGGTGAATATGCCACCACTTCGCTCATTGACGAATCCGATGTTTTCACCAGAATCAAATCCAACATAGCCTTGCCTAGTACCGCCAGGCTTAAACCAAGCAAAGAATCCTGTACCGGAGAACCCACCTGCTGCTATTGCTGCTGCACCTTTGCCGGGTTCAATAGCAGTGAATCCGACTGCTTGAGGATTACCCTTGATGATCGTACTTTGCGTAATATCACTTCCGATAGTGATGCTAGTGTAGCCACCATTGGAACACTTAAAGACATCGTACCCACCATTGGTGATTGCAAACGATCGATCCGAGTTCCAGTTGTTTTCGATGACCGTACGATAGGCGGGAATTACTCCTACAAAGGTGATGGTTTCTGCACCAAGGTTATCGTTACCCAGGCTGAGTGAGCGATTCGAGTTGACGCTACCCGTTGAGTCTATAGCTCCCCAGGTAGTTACGTGCCCTGCTGCGGTAACACGAAAATATGGGAGTGCCGTTAAGGCATTGCGAAATTGAACTCCTCCACCATTGCTATCGATGTGGAAACTATTGGAGTCCTGAAAGATCCAATTACTTCCATTGCCGAAGTACAACAATCCGCCGAGTGCTCCTGCTCCTATCCTAGCTGAGGTAGTAACTGCCAGACTGTCAGCTATGGCTTGTCCTCCAAATGCAGCAATTCCTGTCGTTCCGTCTATCGATGCAGTAATAGCTCCGCCTATTGACGGTCTAAAGTACGTGATTCCTCCAAGATAGTTATTGGGTCCCGCATCAAAACCAATGTGGGAAGCGTTTGAAGCTACTTGTAAGCCTTGATTCACAACGACATGGGATTCAAAACCAACAGTGGAGGCGTATGATGTAGCTCCAGGGTAGATGATCACATGGTTATGACTGTTGACCATATCTCGGATATACAGTGGTTGTCCTACGCCCGCATTCTTATAAAGCAACCATTGCATTGTGGAGGTGCCGAGTTCGGTTATGGTCATGCCATACTGGCAGGCCATTGTTCCGCCAAACACCGCAGGACCAGTAGTCGTAAGTGCACCTGTTGGTGATACGCTAAACTTTGTTGTTGGTTGCGAAGGTAGTACCGATCCTGGGGCAGCAGTGGTTGCGTCTGTAGTTATGTACCGTAATCCTGCGAAGTCGTTCAACAAGGCAGTTCTAGATAAAGCACCATAGTCCCATCCAGACAACCAACTGGTTGTATTATCTTGATACATGCCCCAGGCAAGCCCAATAGCTATAGATCCTCGTTCAGCTACTAAGCCAGATGCGAAATGTCCATTGGCTGACCCATCGTAGTTCGGGGATATCAGTCGTCTTCCATCGCTACCAGTCCCAGAACCAACAAACATTGGTCCGTCTATAAGCGTAGTACCGCTGTCTCGGATGGTTAAACGATCAGTACCTGCACCATTTCTAAAAATGTGTGGAAATGATCCATGTCCCTGATAGTAACTGGTTGCATCTACGCTAAAGAAAAGCCGTTGTTTTGGTGTAGACTCTGTACTCGTGTGCCACGTTCCGGTTGGAAGTCTTACAGTACCGGAAAACGTTGCCCCGTTTGAAAACGTTACGTTACCCGTTGCCCCTGCAATCGTGATATTAGGCGTAGGTGGGTTGAGAAGGTTGGGGTTAGCACACAACAACATATTTGTGGCTAGACTGTCGTTTGCGTAGCTTTCGGTATAGATCGCTCCAGTACGATACGAGTAGTTACCGCTCCAGAAATCCAGCCTAGAACGAGATGGAGAAGAGATCGAACCTCCAGACATGGAATGGGCTATCAGCCCGTTAAACGCCCCAGTACCGGCAAAGGTCGTACTAACTCCTGGAAAGTTTACGTTTTGTGTTCCCGAATGTCCTATGGTCAACGAGTTGTACACATCTGAGGAGCATTTGATTACATCGTATCCACCTGCCGTAATCGCAAAAGCTCTACCAGAGTCCCAATTGTTTTCAATTGCAGTGCGATAACCAGAATTTGGACCTAGGAAGGTGAGACGAGTAGCACGGCTAAGTTCAACATTGCCAGTATTTCCACGAATCGCTAAGTCGTTTGAAAGGTTACTACCGTCTGTAATCAATATGGAAGGATTGGCCGACAGAACCAGATCGCCATAAATGAGGTTTGCAGCGTACGTTCTTCCTTCAATTCTACCAGCCGAATAAGTCCAACCCCCACTTCGGAAATCTACAAAAGCTTTTGCGGGAGTTGCTGTGGAACCACTAGGATCACTGGTGCCAGAGCTTACAACAAGACTTCCACGAAGTAGTTGGTCTCCATTGTCTTGGTTTCGAAACACATCTTGCCCAGAAGCGTTTCGGTGAATAACAGGGTAAGTACCTTGTCCAGCTAAATAAGTAGATGAACCCCCAGCAAACATGATTCGATTGTAGGAATCTCGAATCCAATACCAAGACGGGAATACAGTGTCGTTTCCGGCTGGATTGATTTGCAGGGGCTTTGATGCAAAACTTTGGAGGATTGGACCGTTGGCGTCTCCATGAAGTTTGACTTGGTAATCGCCTGCATTGATTTCAAAAGCACCAGTGTTGCCGTTAATAGTTGCTCTGGTGGTGTAGTCTGTGCCTTTGACACTTAGCAATCCGGCTACTTCTGCGTTACCATGAAAAAGCTGGTTCTGAGTAAACGTGTTCGACAGATCGGTGCGAGCTACGGTTACAGGTAGATCGGCACTACCATGGGAATGCGGACTCGGTGGAAAAAGCAGAGGCTTGCTGAGGATGCTCGCCCACAGCAAATCCGCTGGTTTAAGACCATCTGTTGGCACGCCTGGAATCACGGGAGCGCTCATAAGCTGACAATCACTCCGATATAGCGTGTGTGAATTCGCAGCTTGTGTCGGAACGGATCGCAGAATCGATACGGTTGCTCGGCCCCGAAATTACTAACCTCGAATGCGTGCAATGCTCCGCCGATTGATTCAATAATACGATCTCCGACTTCCGGCAGGGCTGGGAAATCGTCAAGCAAAAGGTTGGCAGCCGAAATCAAAAAGTCCCTCGACTCGATAGAAATAAGAATTCCGCTCGTATCCGTTAGCTCGAACGTCGTTCGTCCCTTGCCCGCTTGAACTGGGACCGTCAGCGAACCACGACGATACAGCACGCTAGAAGCTGCGTACTGGTCGATCTGATCGCTCAGCCATTGGCTGCCTTTCTCGAGCACATTTGTCATTTGCAACACCCTCTACGACTTGACGACTTCGGCAACCTTGGCTTTAACTGCGGCTTCCTTGTCCGCCGTCTGCTTCTTCAATAGTGCATTGCGAATAATTTGAATCTCCGATTCATCGAGCCCATCGGATAAGTCGATTGTCGAAAGCTCTTTTCTTGTCGCAGTCAATCGGTACGCGCCGACTCCGACAAACAACAGAACCAACAAGAGAATCATCAATACGACCAATACGGTGATTCCCACAAACAGAGCGCTAATGAAACTGGTTCCCATGGCATTTACCTAAATGGTTTGAGGAGGAGGGTGAGGAGACCAGACTATCTCCAAAGCATGCGCACAATTAGCATTGCACCCACAAGCAAAACGAAGAAGAAAAGTACGAATCCGAGGGCGATGACCGAGAACACCAGCCAGATACCGGACGAAATCGAGTCGCTAAACCAGCCAGTTACTATATTGTCGAGTGGATTTTTCGCCGGTTGCTTGAACGGATTCAGTCGCGGGAATCGAACGTCTTGGTCAACCGATTGATCGGGATAGCACGTTCCATCCGGGCAATCGGCTTGGAGTACACTTGGCACTTCCATTTCCACAGGGAGGCGCGTCGATGGCCTAGCATTCTTGGCGAGGAATGCTGCCGCTTTCATTTCTTGAAACAAATTGGCGCCATTGGACGGTAACGTGTTACGGTCCGCAAAGTACACGATCCCACCGTCCGACCGAAGATACGCAACGATTGGAAAGTCTGTACCAAGCGTAGACTGATATCGCTCTCGAAATAGCTTGGAAGTCGGAGTGAACAACGTGAAAGACACCGCATTCTTCACTTGAACCAACTCCGAGACTTCATTGAACCATTTCGCGGGCGCTTCACCTGGTTGGCCCACGATGATAAGCTGATTCTTGCCAGCGTCATTGGCCGGAAGATCGGCAGCCGCCGCGAGTGAAGCACATCCACAGAGTGCGATGAGTATCGATAATAGATTTTTCATTATTCGCCGATTTCCTGGTGTAAGAGAGCAGCACGACCATTCTTCGTCGTTTGACGTGAAGCGTAGGCTTCGTATGCTTCCAGCCTCTGCTGTGAGCTCATGCGTGAATAGCAGCTTTCGCAGAGGAAGGTGATGGGCGTACCGTCCGCAGCCCAATCCGTATGCCACTCTTCACCCACATGCGACTTCCTGCAACGCGAACAAATGAATGCCCCTGTTTTGTTCTCCGATCGGGGCGATACTTTCTTGCGAAGAAGCTTTTCTATTTCCACAGAGGGGCGACAGGTTGGACAATCTCCGCTTTGAGGCTCGAGCGGATTGACCGCGGGGTATTCCTTAAACGCGTCTGATGGCGATTCGATACCAGTTGCTTGGATCACATACGGCTGAGGCTCGATCACCCTTGTGTCTTGAACGGGAACGCATGCTTGCTGTTGGACCGGCGCGCAGATCCTCGATTGCCGAGTGTCGCGAATCCTTGCAAACAAGCCATTTTTGATTTCTTTTGCTGCATCCAGATTGACGGGACCATATTTCAAATCGTTGATAGCTCTTTCAGTGTCTCCGATCGCTCCCGAATTTGGCTTGAAGATGGCCGGTGCCATCGTAGGCTCTGTGCTATCGATGCAAAGCGTGGCACCAATCGCTACGCAGAGCATCAAGACCAAGCACCCAATGAACAGGCCCGTTCCAACGGAAACCGATACAACAATTGCTCTGGACATTAGTTCACCTCGTAAGCTTGGAAGGGTAGATTCGGGGCTGGCGTTAATAGTGGGATTGCACAGAAGCCTCCATAGCCGCGCCACTCCGTCAGAAACTGTTGTTTTGGAATGGGGATAAACCGCTCTTTGCGATTGTTATCGAGCAGCCATGCCACCTCACGACCTTGCCAAAGGGAGAATCCACAAAAAGTCACGCAATGATTGGGGAAATACCAAATGATTGCTGCTCGGCGAGTCCGACTGGCCCACTCTAGAAAGTCGGGATCGCCATATTCGTTATCTCTTTCAGGAGCAATGAACTTGATTCCGTTGGCAGCCCATTTTTGTTTAATGCTGGTCTCCGTTTGCCCGCCTGAATAGGACTTACGAAAGCGTTCAGCCAGTTCCGGCTTGTTGTGCCACTGAAGTGCTGAACAGGTCGAGGCGATAACACACGACCCGGATCCGCGCGCGTCGGGCCAGTTCTTTTGGCGCAGAGCCAGTGGCACGTTCGCAGCCGGAACTTCCACAGAAGGATGTGCTAGCTCTCTCCATTGTTGTTCTTCACAGCCGGTGAATAGCATGCTCATCCACAAGAGCACCATCACCCACCAGCCAGTAGTCGCGTTCACCTCTCGAACCATGTCTGTTCCCCATTCCATTGACGGATTGACTAGTTGAAGTTGATAGCAACCTTGACCTTGGTAGGCCCGTTACCGGCAGCCTCGACACATCGGCCGAGTGCAATAATGCCCGCACCGACGACAGCATTGGTGGCAAGCTTTGTTGCCGTCACAAAATTGACATCGTCCCCAACCGCAAAGGTTGTCGCACTCGCTTTGTCACAATTGAAGACGGCGCCATGCTTTCTGCAGATCCCTGCGGTTTCGTTGGCTGCGATAGGACGATGTGTGATGCCAAGTGGCTTGCTATTGGCAACAATGATTTCCCCTGCGGCGAGAGCGGTACCTCCGTTGGTGTAATCGATTGCGTCGCCATGCTTTAAATAATCGTGTGACATCCGTTATGAGTCCCCTTTTCGAGTAATGACGCTTCTTGAATTGAATGCGGCTAGATTAAGACTACGCTTCGCCCTTGGACTTCAATCCGCCGCGTGGATCTTGAAGTGCCACACCAAAATCGTGGTAGCCACGCATCTTCACGCCCAAGATGTTGAAATCCGCTTCGGCCGTTTCGATCGTGGGAGACTCTTGGCCGTTGAGGAATGCGACTTCGATCACAGGTAGGTCGTTCGGATCCGCGAGCAAATACCAAGCTCTGCCCGATGCGCCCGCATAGGTTGCATTGCCCAAATAGCGGCTTACTTCAACCCGGTACTTACCTTGGTGAGGGTTGCTCGTGGTCGTCTTGGAATTGGCCGTGTTGTCGCGCATTTCCAAGGACTTGTAGAGTTGCGCAGCCGTGGTCGAAATGGCCGTTGGTACAAGCAGGATCTGAGGCATGATGCCAACTGGCTTGCCGTCGGCATCTACTTGGTCCATGAATGTCGTTTCGCCAAGCGTCAATCCATCAATTCCTAGGTTCGTATTAGCCCCCAGGATGTAGTTTCTATTACCGGCTGCAAAGAATGCAGCATTGTTGAGGAACGTTGTCCAGAAGATGTCGTTAATCTTGAGGCCTGATCCGCGACCGAGTTTCCGAGGCACGGTCGTAATAGCACCAAGATCATCATTGATAAAATCCCTGCGATCGATGGCTAGCATGAGACCGTACGTATCGGCTTTGTTGGTATACTTTTCTTCACCAAGCGTTCCGGTGGAAATCTCACCACCAGGTGCAACCAGTTCGTACTGATCCTTGCCAATGAGTCGATAGCTACTGATGGTCTTGAAATCGTTGACGGTTCGTACCGCGCAGATGTTGCGCCACACGCGTTCGACCGAGAAGAACCCCTCAAGCAGAAACTTGTTAGCGACATTGGAGAGGATGCCCGAGACTTCAATCGTCGAAAGACCCGCTTGAATCGAGGGCGCGAATGCAAAGCGAAGTACTTCACGCGAGTCACGGAAGTTGCGACCGGTGTATCCGTTGGCCCAAGCGGCTTCGAGGATGAGTTCTTGAAGTGTGATCCCGCCCCGGAAGCGACGTGTTGCTGCCTCGAGCGTCTTAGGTTCATACAGAGTTTCCACGTCGCTGTGACGTGAAGCAATCATGCAAGCAGCCTCGAGGATTTCACCGCTGACCGAACGATCGATGGACTGGATGGCTGGTGCTTGTGGGCGTTGTGTTCGCAAGATTTCTAACTCCGTTCGAGTGGTATCCCATCCTTCTGCGATCGCCCGAGCTTCGATTGATGTGTCCCGCTCCTTGCAAATCGTCCGGATGGTGGCGATGCGTTTGAGTTCTGACGCCATTGAGGCACGTAGCGCAGTTACGGCATCGGCAGCCGGGCCAGAAGCGGATTGAGCAGGCTCGCTATTGGATTCGCTAGTTCGGGCTGGAGCGGAATCGATCTTGCTGTGGGCGACCGCAAACATTTGCTTCAATGCATGGGTTTGGGCTGCGGTTAAGGTTTCAGTCTCAAATCCATGGACTCCCAACCAAGCGTCGATAGCGGTTGGTTTTTCCACAGGTGAATCGCTGCTGGACGAGATATTGGTCGCATCTTGTGAGGCTGCGATCTGTGCGCTCGTATTGTCATCTGCACCCAGCACAACAAAGCTAACCTCGCCTAGCATGGATCGCCGTGCCACATTGATGGGACCAGTGACTTCCTGGCCATTGACCATTGTGGACTTGCCCTCGGCCACAAATTCCACTTGGTCCGCACGAGCGCCGATGGAAGCCTGCCAAGCAAAACCCTTGTCATTGAGTGAAATGACTTGCCGCGCCTTGGGAGAATCGCCCATCACTTGACCGGCCACAATGAGCGAATTGTTCATCACAGCGATGGAATCCGTCTGTCCCACAACGAAATCGACATCGCGCATGTGGTCCAGCAAAATAGGCCGTCGTTGCTTGCCCATTTGCATCCCTTGCAAATCGACAACGACCGGATAACGCCAGCCGTTCAACTGCATCGGGCCACCCGTGTATGCGGTCATGGTAAAGCGACGGAGGGTGGATTCATTGCCGTCCGCGGGTGCCGCTTCGAATTCAACCGAGCATGCTTGCAGATTGAGAAGCTTGTCCTCCGACTGCGCGAGGATATTGAGCTCGGTTGGTAGTGGACTATTCATCGTTAACAGCTGGGTCACTGAGAGACTCCTCGTTGACATCGGGGGGAAGTGCAGGCACTGGTGCGCCAGGTAATGCAAGACCAAGTTCAGACATCAATGCCAATTCCTTGGCTCTTTGAAAGAGAGCATCTTCCCAATCACGACCTTGTCGCGCATACTCGTATGCCAGAGTCGTTGTATGATTGGAAAGACGTGTTGCTTGTGCGTTTGCTTCTTTCAACGGATCGACATGCTCGTGTCCATCAAAGAACCATTGATGCGAGGCGTCGAAGTCTGTTGTTCGAACGGATTGAGGCAGCAAGCCTTCGATGAGAATGGCTTCGCTGAGCCACGCTGATAGAATGCGATCGAGCACCACGCGTGTCATATTCGACTGATCGACACGGATGGATTTGAAGTACGTTTGGTGATCCAAACGCCCACTAGCATAATTATAAGCAGAACTGTTACCAGCTGCGACATTGAATGGCATGTTGAGGCAGCGCGCGATCTCATTGAGAATTTCATGCTTGAATTCCGCATAAGAGGTCGTTGGTTGCTCGGCGTGAATTTGACTCATCTTCCATCCGCCAGGCATCGTTACCAGAGTTCGCTTCTCTAGCTCGATCGGTTCGAATGGTTCGGCTGCATCGGCTTCGCCATTGGCGGGGGAGTCGGTGTAGAGAATCCCAGCAAAGTCAGCTGCGGTTTCGGCGGCAGAAATCACCGCGAGCGTGAAGCGTCGAAGTTGTGCGAACAACGGCAGCGCTGGTGTGATCTCAGGGATGCCACGCACTTGGCCAGGTCGGTCCACACGAAACAAATGCAACATCGCGCTCGTTGCAACGGTTTCGAATTCACCCCATGCGGAGCCGGTGTCACCAGGATGGGACTCAAGCACATGGTAATAGACAGGATTTCCAAAGGAGTCGAATTGGATGCCGTCGATGTAATTGGATAAACCGTTCACACCGAATGGCGTGGTCACTTGGTCCGCCTCGACTAGCATCAAGTCCAGTTGAACCGGTGTTTGGATGCTTGGGTTGCTGGTCATAATGCCGAACGCTTCCCCATCGCCACAGCAGGCCAACTTCATCGTCCTCAGTTTTTCAGCGAGACCGATCGCATTGGACCATCGACTGAACTCCAATTCGATGGTGCGATTGGCAATGGGATCTTCGGTCAGCATTTGGAGCCGAGGACCGGTACCAACAATATCATTGGCCAACGTCAGTGAAATGCCACGTGCGTAGCTATTGTTGGCAATTTCATAACGTGCTCGATTACGCAAGGTCCGGCGGATGCTGGTCCCGTTCGCAGTTTTTGCAGACAAGCCATCAGCGGCCGACCAATGTCTTCGATTGTCATCGTTGGTAACCGCTGCGTCATAACGAGCATCAACACGCGGTTTGAATGAGAAAGGCTGTCGGAACAAGCTTCCACCCCGCGACGGACGGACTGTCCGACGAGGTCTTTTGCTAAAGATCCCTGACAAGTATGGGAACATCCGTGTCTTTCCTTGAGTGTCGCTGTTCCGACAGCCTATTTCCGAAGATGCTTATTTAGTCCGCGCCAGGTGGCACGATCTTGTTGAATCGCAATCCACGATTCTTAGTTTGGGTCGCTCGCTTGGAGGCGAGGTATTTGTCCGCTTCAATTTGATCCTTGAGGTTATGTTGCTCAACACTGCCAGCATCACCTGACGCCTTGGCGGGTGCTTTGGCATTGTCGCGAATCGCGTCTTGCAAGTTATCTGACATCTGGAAACCCCCAAGGAGTGAAAAAGAAGCTCGATTGCCTCTTCCAGTACTAACTATGCAATTTGTCCGAACGACGTCCCAAAAATTATTTGCGTCGGGTCTGTTGAAGCTCTTTAAAACTCATGCGTTTTCGAGAGATATCGAGTGTTGCTTCGGTTCCAAATAAAATTGCTCCTTGCATCGAAGCCGCAACCCCTGAGCCAACCAAACAGTCGAACCAGTGGTTGTCTGGCTGCTCAGGTCGCTGCTTCCATTCGTCAACGCTTCGGCCGCGAGCCTCGGTCTTGATGAAGTACTCCGAAGTTAGATGCTCGGCGAGCATGCGATGCGTTTCGGAGTTGATACCGAAGAGCGATAGACAACCACGATCGCCCATGTTCACTCGAAGGCGAGCGTTGACAAACGACTTCCACCAATTGGTGTCGTAAACCACGTGGCGAATCGCCCGCTTCCCGCTAACGTTGGGGATGCGCCAGTTGAGGCCCACGCGATCGCCTGGCCGGCGACGATACTCGCTGAACGGTAAACTCGACGCTCCGACAAAGCGACCGTGGCTGGGCATGATCACAGCAGCGTGTTTGGACTGCCGGCAGAACTGGTAGACCACATCCGTTGATTGGCCCCAGTTAGCGTCGATCAAACAGAGACCGATGCGCATCGCTGCACCATCGTCGCGCTGCCATTCACGATGGAGCAATTTCGATGTCAGCGATTCAAGGCCGGCATAGATCGAACCCTCGAGTCCGGTTCCAGTCGCTTCGGAGCTCAGCGTCTGGCGAGCCTCGCGCAGCGTGAAGTAGGGACGCTGTTGATCGGGGTAACAGCCATAGTCGACAATGTAGCCCGTGAAATTATCCTCCCAGGCGGTGACCACATAAAATAAAAGCTTCTGCTGAACGTCGATGAAGGCGGTGAGTTGGTTTGCTCCAATCGATAATAACCCGCGATCCATACGATTAACCTTGCTTGCGACCTCCTCGGGCTTGAGCATCCCATCGACAATCGTTTCCGCCGGCAGAGGCTGATTTTGATACTCGGCAAAGAATGCGGCCTCGTCCTGCAACTTGAGATTCATTGCGTGCTGGATCGCGGAGAGTTCGTCGTAGTTGAATCGCTCTTGCCAAGCGACAACAGCACCCTCATCCATCGCGGCTTGGTTCTGACGATAGAACTCGGTGGCCGATTCGCCACCATCGCCGTTACGCATTCCTTCGGCACGGATCTCGGCATAGCGATCCCACAGCGTTTCATTCTTAGGGAACGCATAAACCATCTTGGTTCGTTCGCCATTCCATTCGGGATGTCGATTCCTATCGAGAATGTTGTCGGCCATGTCGCTCGGGCGAATGACGGTACAGGGCATGATGCCAGAGATCTTTTTTCCCGGTCCTGCTAAGCCAAGCACTGCGCCGGCGAGAATGCTTTCTCGATTCGCGCATTGCGATAGCGAACGAGCACTCTCGTCGGTCTGTGGGTCATCGAGCACGACTAAACTTGGACGCACCGTTCTGCCATCAGGGCGTTTGAACTTCATACCTCGGATACGACCGGTCAGGCCAGCCACTTTGATAATCGCACCGCTGGCACTGCTGCCATCAATCGTTGGTAGCACTACCTCCTTTGCGGTCCATCCGATCTGCGTTCGCTTGCCTTTATAAAGTTGCCCATTAGCTCGATTCGATATCCCATCGAGGGCTTGAATAGGAAAGCAGACTTCGGGGAAATCGGCCAAGAGCAACTCGTTGCTGTCGAGTTCTGTTTTTATCGAGTCGAGCATGTCACACGCATGGCCTTCATCGCTGCCGATCAAACAAACGAAGTTGCGATGCCCATATAGAACTGCCCAGATACAGGCAACCTCGGCGATCGAACTTTTCCCACTACCCCGCGCCATCGCTAGCGCAAACAATCCCCCATGGACAACGGCTTGCTCAATCTTATCCATGACCTTGATGTGGTCCGGCGACCACGCAAGATGAAACGTCAATGCAAAATACGTTTCACAGAAATAGCGGAAGTCACGCGCTGCGCGATCTTTGCGATCAACGTTGTCGACCTCCGGCAGTTCACCAATGTCGCGACCAGCGAGTGCCAGTGCTGCATTGCGTGCACGCGCTCGCTCTTTCATCGCATCGTATTGATCAACACCGCTTGTCGCCCGGGGCGTGTGTCGTACGCGATGCATCCAAGCACAATAGCGAAGCAAATCAACGGTCTTGTTATCACCAATGCGTGCGCCGGCGCGCTGACGATGCCGATACAGTTGTCGCTCGCTGATCACCTCACCCAGCGGTGTTGAATTGAGCAGTCGGCATAGCTCGCTTGGTTTTAGTTTCCTTGGATCAGATCGCATCTTTTCGGCCTTTCCCTTTGGATGAACTACAAGGTACAATAGAACGTGGTGTCTTGTTGGATTCCTGGGAGATGTATATGGCCACGGTTGAAGAACGACTTGAGCAATTGGAAAAGGAAGTAACTCTTCTTAAGCTTTCGCAATCAAGCAAAATCGATCTCGCTGCAAAGAAACCAGGGTGGATCGCCAAAATCGAAGGTTCGTTCAAAGATGACCCCGATTTTGCAGAGATTCTCCGGTTGGGGCGTGAAGAGCGGCAAACCGATATTCTGAATGACGAGTAAGATTGATGTTTATTCTCGACACGGATCACCTTGGCATCTTGCAAGGCCACAGGGGCGAAGACTGCACTAACGTTCTCAAAAGAGTTGCAGTAGTTAGTGATTCGAACGTGTACACAACCATCGTCTCTTTTCACGAGATTGTTGCAGGTTGGACAAAGTATGTTAAACAGTCGAATAGCCCTCAAAAGATTGTCACTGGGTATGCTCGACTCGAACAAGTTTTGAAGGACTTCTCTTGCTCGCAGGTTCTTCCGTTCAGCCTCGCGGTATCCGAGGTATTCGAGGACTTTAAGCGTAATAGAATTCGAGTCGCAACCATGGATCTGCGGATTGCATCGATTGCGATCAGTCAGCACATGACTGTCATAACACGAAATACAGTTGATTATGAGCGAATTCCTGGATTGACTGTCCAAGACTGGACTCTTCCAATCTCTTAGCGTCGCGATTCTATTCGCCATGTCCCATCTCCTCTGCTTGCCATGCGCTGTAGTGCACGAGGTTGATCGTTCCGTCGGCATTGGTCGGTGCGCCGGCGTCGATGTCTTCCTGAATCTTTGCGACCTCTATTCGCTCTCGATAAGCAGCTGAAAGTAGCTTTCCTGCCTGCTCGATCGAAAGTCGCGTTGGGTCGACCTGGTTGTTGCCTTCACTCATCCCATTCCTCCATGATCCGTTGAATTGCCACTGGTTGCGACACGTTCGCCACAGTCGCGTTTTGTTTGCATGTTCGCCTTGTTATGCGATGCATGTTTGGACGCCACCGTGGCCAAAACATGCGGTCCACGTTGGCCGTTGGAAAACATGCATATTCCTTGCAGAAACATGCGATTGTTCGCTTGAGCTTCCTAGAACCTCATGGCTCATGTGTGTCATACGCGAATGCAAAACGCATCGCAAACGACCCACAAAACCAAACAACGAGGAACACAATAGATGAACGCAAACGAGATTGCCTTCGGTATCGAATTTGAAACCACCTTGCCTGCCAGCGACACCACACCGATTGGCCCTTACCATGGTGGAAGACAAGTGCCCTGGCTGCCCATCGGATGGAAAGCAGAACGCGACGCGAGTATCAAACCGGAAAACATGAGCCGCAAAGGCTGCGAGTTTGTAAGCCCAAAACTTGTCGGATACGCAGGAATGAAAGAGGTTGAGAACGCGATCGACGCGATAAATACTCGCGACGCACGGGTCAACGCAAGCTGCGGACTTCACATAACCCTGACCTTCAACGGAGACGCCGCCGCCCTGGCAAGATTGATTTCCTTGGTCGGCAACCACGAACGAGCGATCTTCGCCTCGACCGGATCGCGACGACGCGAACACGCGGTATACACCAAGAAGATCAAACACTACGGCGACAAAGACACCGCGAAGTGCCGATGTGAATCGGACCGCTACCATCTTTTGAATTTGACCCACCTTCGACAAGGCAAGAACCGAATCGAGTTCCGGGCCTTCGCCGGAACGCTCAACAAGACCAAGGTGGTCGGATACCTGATGATGGTTTTGGGTTTGGTTGAACTTGCCCTCACCTCCAAGCGATGCGCCGATTGGGATTACGCCAAGAAAGAAGGAACCAAGAGTTGCTGGGATCGACCAGGTGCCGGCCTTGGCGAAACCGAACTCAACCGATTGTTCTACCGACTCGGATGGACCAAAGGCTGGTACAAGGGTGCCCTTCGAGACAAGGTCTACGGAGAGATCGTCAGCGAAACTAAACCTGAATGGAAGACGATCAAAACTAAACTCCTCGACCTCGCCCGCAAATATGACCGCGCGGCCTAAACCGCAACCACTCAGAACGCCGCGAACGGAGATGCGGTGTTCATCCGCTTGGTCGCGACACTTGCGCACTGTCGCATTCTTTACACTACATGCGACCGAGTACCCAAGACTCGGGACAACGCAACAATCGCAAACATTGTGCGACATGGGGGTTGCGAGAAAGCGACGAAAAACAATATCGCGCGACTCTTTGGGACCTCGTTCGACCTCTTTTGCATAGATAGTTATTAGAGAGCCAACATGTACGTTCTCTCGATACGCAAACTTTTGTAAAAGCCGAAGCGCCGGGAAGAAAGCTGCAGAATCTTTTCCAGATTCTCGAAGGCTCGACTTGAGCTTTCTCCTATCGCATGGCTCATGTGTGTCATTGCGTAAACGATTCAAACCTTTTTCCGAAACGGAGACACAAACATGACCAATGCAAACAACCCACACGCAGCGACCGACGCAACGCTTCGCCAAATCTTTAAGACGATGGATGCACGCCAAGCCCAAGAGATCCGCGAAGCCTACTACAAAGCGATCGAGGGTTTGATGACCTTGTCGGAAGCCCTTGAGATCGCCGACGCGCAACAAACACCCAGCGCCGGCCCGCTCCTCACCGAACACTTCAACGCGGTCCAAGCCTTGGACGCGATGAAGAACAGCCGCCTTGGAAAGATCCTCTAAACCACAAAACAGCGGAATGCCATGGACGCCGCGAACGGATGCGCGGCGTTCTTCCGCTTGATCGCGACACTTGCGCACAGTCGAATCGATTGCATCCCAGTCGACCAAGCACCCACCCTGCAAAACAACGCGACACGTACAAACGTCGGGCACCGTAGAGGGTGCCGAGAAATACGGAAAAACATTCAAAAGATTGGCAGGGCTTGGCTTGAGGTTATTTGAAACGCATGGCTCATGTGTGTTATCGGAAAACGACTTTTCATTCACTCCAACGGAGATAAGAACATGAACCTCGACACCTTGATCGAAATCCTCAACGACTACCGCGAAGAGTTCGGAGGCGACGCCAAAATACGGTTGATGACTCAGCAGAATTGGCCTTTCGAGAACCGTATCTGCGGCGTGACCAGCGGCCGCGACATGAACGAAGCAAGCGACGAAGATGCGGACGAAGACGATGCCCAAGACGTTGCCGATGACAACACGGTCTACATCGTCGAAGGTGGGCAGATCTGCTACGGCAGCAAACGAGCTTGGGAGACGTGTCGAGATTTCTGATCGCGACGAACCGCGGCGCTGTGGAAAAGAATTATCTGAATCTTTTCCAACAGCGCTTGATGTAATGCGAAGCGCATGCGAACTGTGTGTTGACGCAAAACGATGTTCACAGCTTTTCAAAACGGAGACGCAAAGATGACAAAGACAAACAACAACGGGGAAAACGACATAGACCTCGACCTGACGATCACCAAGATCGATCGACGCACCACGGGTGGCGGTACCTGGGTGATTGGAACGGTCAACGAGCAATACAAGTTCAACGCTTTGGTTTTCGCCGAGCACGCAAAAAGCGAAGACTACGAATTGGGCAAGAGCAAGATCTCGAAACTTTGGATCGAACGAATCGCCGACCACAAAACACTTTTTAGCTTTGACCGCGGATTGGATGTACCTGCGGCTAATACAGAGATTCAGGTGATTGTGGATTTTCTTTCTACCGGATTGGCCGACTTGGTCTTTTCCAAATAAGCCGAAACGCGGAACGGAATCGCGTAGTTGATCGGTGGTTCGATCGACCTGACGATGGCAGCCAACCACGAATACGAATTGGGAGAAAGAATGATGAAGAAGGCAGAAGTTACGATCGGCGGCAAGTACTATGCAAACGTTTCTGGCAATCGATGTGAGATCCAGATCGACGCCGAGAAGCCGCGCGGTGGCTGGGATGCCACCAACCTCGCGACCGGTAAGAAGATCCTGATCAAGAGCGCTCAGCGCTTGCAGGGTGAAGTCGGCATGCGGCGCGGAGGCGCGAAGGTAACCACAGAAGGTAACGTCACGATTGTTGAGAACGAACCGGCTACGGTCGAGACGATTGGAGAAGCAGCATCCACAGTAGGGGCGGTTCCAAAGAAGCTTCGTAAGGCAAAGACTGCAGCAACAGCGACGGAAAGCGCCGACGCCAGCGAGAAGCGATTGAGTTGCGTCACGGCGGCTTTGAAGGTCCTTGGCGAATCCTCCGAACCGATGAATGCTCAAGAGTTGGTTACCGCGATGGAAGCCAAGGGTTACTGGTCGAGTCCTGGGGGCAAGACTCCGCACGCGACCTTGTATAGCGCGATCCTTCGCGACCTGGCCAAGGGCGACGACAGCAAGTTTGTCAAAACAGAACGCGGCCGCTTTACGGTACGGGGCTAGATCATGCGAGCCAAAGACATCCGGATTGGCGAGCGGTATGTCGCTTGCCATTGTGGTAAGACGATCATCGTCAAGGTCGAATCGATCTTTCAGCCGTCGAAGGCTGGCGAGACCACACATATCATCGCCACCAACCAAGCAACAGGCCAACGCATTTCGTTTCGCAGCACGCTGGGCATTTTGCGACCAGCCGGCCCTTACATTGACGAAGTGAAGACCATCTCGGACCTGTACGTCGAACAGATCGCTGTTCCTGAACCGGGAGTTCGGTACCAACTCAGGCGGATTGATGATACCGAGTGCTTCGCATACGTTGACTACGTGATACGTCGAAGCGACCAGTTGTTCGCAAGGACAAGCGAACTGAAGGAGTACCCAATCACTGGTGACGGAGCATGCGTGTTGGTTCCGAGTCGAGATTAATACTTCGCTGGATCCCAGACCAATCGCCCAACGTTTGCAACGTGTGGGCTTTTCCTCGTGGATACGGGCACAAACCCAACCTGAAATGCAACGCGACACAACGCAACCCTGAGCTTCTCCGGCGGATCCACATATTTGCAAGAAATCTAGAAAACAAGCTTGGATGTCGGCTTGATGTTTTCTTGACTTGCTGGCTGATTGTGACGGTTCGTATTTTTTTGCTTCGCTCACAGTAAGGAACCAACAACTATGAAAACACGATTGAAGCAAGGCGATCGCATCCGTTTGGTGTCGATGCTGCAGGATCCCGATCCGATTCCCGTTGGATCGCTCGGAACCGTTGTCGCCGTTTACGATCATCGCGACTGGACGCAGATCGATGTTGATTGGGACAACGGTCGAACCCTCATGTTGACGATGCCTGACGATTGCGTCTCGATCGTCGAACCCAACCATCACGAACCATCGAAGTAAGGAACACAAAACATGTCTACACGAGCCACGATCGCTTGCAAGCAAGACGATGGTCGGTATGCGGCGATCTATCTGCACTTCGATGGTTACCCAGACCATGCCGGCAAGATTCTCGAACAAAACTACATCGCTATTGATTCGGTACGGACGCTTGTTGCTGGCGGCGATATTCGATCGCTCGCTATCGACGGTAGTCCGGAGCGATTTACCGCTGGCAATAACGCGGTCGCCATGCCAACGCGCGCTGCCCTCCACGAGTTCGCAAGGAACTGTGGTACTGAGTACGTTTATGTTTTCGAGGATCAAGCTTGGCATTGTCATAAACTTTGAACGCGACCACCTATCGCATGTTCTCCTCGCGCGGCTTCATCGGAATCGGCGACTCACCCGTTCGCTCGAGAATCGCTTGCTTGCCGGTGAACCTTTGGTACCGATCAACGATTACGTCTGCGTATGGACAATCGAGTTCCATTAAGAACGCATTGCGTCCAGTCTGCTCAGCGCCGATCAAGGTTGAGCCGCTGCCACCGAAGAGGTCGAGTACGTTGTGGCCAGGAAGCGACGAGTACTGAATTGATCGAACCGCGAGCTCGGCAGGCTTGCCAGTGAGATGCTCAAGTTGTTGTGGCGGGATCTTCTTAACATTCCACAAATCGGTTTCGTTGTTCGGCCCATAGTACTTGTGGCCGGCACCTTCGTTCCATCCATAGAACGCCCATTCGTGAGCGCCCATAAAATCTTTACGTGTCAAAACCGGATGCATCTTGTTCCAGATGATCGCTTGGCTAAAGTACAAGCCATGTTTCTTCAGGAACGGTGGATAGTTTCCGCAGTTGGCGTAGCCACCCCAGATGTAGAAGCAGCCGCCAGGGACTAACACGCGTGCAATGTTTCCGAACCATGCGTCGAGCAATCGATCGAATTCGTCATCAGAAACGAAGTCATTCGCCAGTGGGCGATCCTTGGCTCGCATCTTTTGCCGAGGTGCGTCTGCGGTCACCGTTGCCGCCGCGCCGGCCTTGGACTTGTTCTTTTGATTGATCGCATGCGTAAACGCTGCCATGCCCTGGTCGTTCTTCAGCTTCGACGATGCGGCATCGTTGGTAAACGAACTCAAGCCGGCTGCGATTGCATTCTTGCTTCGCGGCTCAACCTTGACGTTGTACGGCGGGTCCGTGTTTACAAGATGAATTGGTGTGCCGGCCAACAGTCGATCGAGATGTTCAGGATTAGCCGAGTCACCACAGAGCAACCGATGATTTCCAAGAATCCAAAGATCGCCTGGTTGTGTGATCGCATCGTCGGGTGGCAAGGGAACATCATCTGGATCGGTGAGCCCCTCGTTGACGCCGGTGTCCATCAACTTTGCCAACTCATCGGCACTGAACCCCAGCAGGCCGAGATCGTAGTTGGCTTCCTGCAATGCCGACAGTTCGATCGGCAGCAAGTCATAATTCCATTCGGCAAGCTCGGCTGTCTTGTTGTCGGCAATGCGATAGGCGCGGACCTGTTCCGGCGTGAGGTTGGTGGCTACCAGGATCGGGACCCGATCGAGACCGAGTTTGATCGCCGCCTTCAAACGCGTATGGCCGACGATGATGACGCCGGCAGAATCAACTACCAACGGTTGCTGGAATCCAAACTCTCGAATGGATGCGGCGACTGAAGCGACCGCATCATCATTAATGCGAGGATTGTTTTCGTACGGCTTGACATGGTCGATCAACCACATTTCGATTTTCATAATACTTCCCTCCTGGAATTTCATTGAGACGGAATGGTTGTGGTGGTTGGATGGTTACGTTGGACAAGAATTCGTTAGATTGTTTTAGTTGAGTTCGCGTTTCAGTTAGCCCGGCAGCCTCGCGAGCAATAAGATGTGACTATGCTTGAAAACATCGAATGCGAAACAGCAAGTAGCCAAAAGCGGAATCTCAAGGGCCGTCCCATTAGCCTTCGGAGCTTGTTCGCATTGACTGCGGTGTTTGCCTTGTGGCTTTACCTGCTCTCCGACTTTCGACGTGAGCCGCTCGCGATTGTCGTGATTTGGACGATTGCGATTGCCTCGGGCGTCGCTGCGCATGTCTTGTACATCTATGTGCTTCCGTGGCGAGGAACTGTTTTGATAACTCTGCTTGTACTGCCAGCGGTTCTCTTCGTAAGCTCGGGATTGCTTTTTGGAGCTAGAGAAGAAATGCTTTGGATTCTTCGGAGGCCGGTTGGATACATTGCCCGTGAAAGCTGGTCGGAACTTTTGTTTTTCACCATTCCATACATCGCATGTGCTGCGGCTCTGGCCGCCGCTCACCCAATCAAACCAAGCCTCACCAATGCGATAATCTCGGCAATGGGGATCTCGATTTGGTACGGAATGGCGATTTTGATTGCAGCTAGCGCGGGTTAATTTATTTGAATTGTGCATTCGATTAAGGCTCCGCTAGTTCATTCGGCGAAATAAAACAAACTGAGGTTAATAACGCGGCTCTTCCCGCAGCCCAATGACGCGTTGGTTTTTGGGGGAGGACCCATCCGCTGGGGGCTCGCGGGTGCCATGCTGGCAGACGCACCGTGGGGCCACAGTTGGCCCACTGACGCGATGGGCGCGATGGGCGGCTCGTTGGGCGACTTGGTAGAGATCTCGCGTCAGTGCGTAACGTGGTGCGAGACTCGAACGCAGGTTGGAGTCGCGAAGTTCGGAAGCGAAGTCCAGCGTCGATCGATGGGCTACATCTGCGAGTTCGAAGCGACTCAATCGGGGAGCGAACCGCGCACGAAACATCGACCGTCAGAAGGTCGCTTTTGAGCCCAGTGCGCCAGGTGCGTTGAGTACTTTTGTTATTTTCCATGCGCGCACGCATATGGAAGATAATGAAGTGACCCACCACAAGCCGGCGCAATCTGCAAAATCCCAATGTTTTTGAGGGTTTTTCGTTAGTCATTGAGTTGCGCAATTTCATCACTTTCTGACAAAGAAATGCCCTCAAACACCTGCTTGTTTCGGTACCTTCCGAAGGTGCGTTTTGAGTGCGCAAAACGGGTCTGCATCTGCTTCGAAAAACGCACTTGGCTCATGTCGCCACCCCAAACTCGGTAGGCATCAAAAAGCTCTGACGAGGCGACTACGAGCTCGGGAGAGACATCGCAGCAGTCCGTTAGGAAGCGACCGAGTTCGTCGGAACTACCGCGATACGACTGGGTCTCGTTGATGACCGATTGAGGCTCAATGAACCCGTTGGCCTTCCAGTCCCTGAACCCCGCAAGCAGCCAGTTCAGAATGCCTGGA